TAATGCAGTAGCTATCGGTGGTGGAACATCTGGTATGAATGCAGCCACTAAATTACAATTTTTTACAGCTGCTAATGATGCAACTACTGAAGGCACAGAAAGAATGCACATTACCTCTGCTGGTAATGTAGGTATAGGCACAAATAACCCTTCTACTGCATTAGATGTAATAGGAGCTATTAAGAATAGTAGTTACATCCATCAGGATGCTGATAGTTCAACAACCGGTATAATAATGGGCTCTGGTGGTGAAGCTAATATAAGTTACGACGGTACTAATATGAGATTTAACGCCGCTCGTATAGGTGCTGGTAAAGAAATACACGTAACAGACATACACGCTAGTGGCGCATCGTTCCAGAAATCATTAGGAGAATCTCTTTATATACGTGCAATCCACGCTGGTTTTGACCAAAATGCGGTTTTACAACACGCACCAAATATTCAATATGTAAAACCAGAAGGTATAAGTGCTCCCGGTTCATCAGCTATTCCAACTGAATTACCTCTTGCTGAATCAGGTAAAGAAGGTTTAGAAATAACAGTTATGCAACAATGGGATGCTGACCCAACAGCAGCTTTACAAGTTCAAAAACAAACTGGTAGTTCTGATGTCATTTATGAAGGAGGAAGTAATACTGCCTCTGCAAATGTATCAATAGCTGCTTATAGGGGAGCAAATAAGACTTTTATGATAGCTGCTGTCGGTGTTTGGGTTGTCAAAGATTAAGGACAATCTTTATATATAAATTCCACGTTGTTACAAATGAGGTGAAATTATGGCCATAAGTAATAACATACAAGGTAGACAATATGATTCCTACACTCAAGTAACAGATGGTACTGCATTACGTGTAGTAACTGCTCCAGATGATTCTTCAAATGGTTTAGTTTATACATCAGCTACAGGTTCAGTAACTACAGCTCAAACTGTTTTGATTCAAAAACAAACATTAACCGGTAGAGGCGGTTCTTGGTTTGTATATAATTCAGGAAGTCAAGCTATTGATGTAGAGATGTTCGCTGCATATGCTTCTGGTGCTGTTAACTACGGCGCTACAGGTTATGCAAAGGTGTGGGACAAAGTTGGTTCTACCCAAAACATTGCAGCCACAAACACAAAACACATTCCTTTCAATAACAAATATAGGTATGTAGCTCTTGTAGCATCTACATCTGCTGGAACATCAGCTGGTGTCGAAGCATATTTATACGCCTTGAATTAAGGAGAATAGTAATTAATGGCATCTAGAACATTTACGTGGAGCAGGACCGTAGGTAGTCCCGGAGATTGGACTGCACCCGCAAATTGGGACCTTGGCTCGGGATACCCGGGAGATAGTATTGGTACCAACGTAGACACAGTCATCATTCCAACAGGAAAAGATAAGTGTTATGTCAATGCCGCTATTCAATGTCAGAACTTAACTGTAAGTAGTAGTCAAGGTGACTGGAGTGTCGCACAACAAAACACTTTACAAGTAGATAATGATTTAATTTTAGAAAAAGGAACTTTTAAGTCAGATGGCTATAATTTAACCGTTACTAATTCTTTACTGATTAGGCACGAAGGTCAATTAGATTTATCAGGAAGTACTATGAAGGTCGCTTCTGGAAGTAATGCAACTACTTGGGGGGTAGAAGTGCAAGATACTGGAAAAATATTAGATGGCGCTACTGGAGTTTGGTATATCGGAAAGGGTATGAAACAAGGAGGCAGTCATTCAGGTGCTGAAACTTATTTTACAAGTGGCACGTGTTATTTTGTAGGGCAGAATACAAGTGCAGACCGTTACTTTGAATTAACTAAAGGTAAGATTTGCCATAACAAAGGTGGACTTTATATTAAAGCACCAGATGATGCAGAAGGAGATAGTGTATCTGGTTGGGATACTGATTGTTGGTTTCAATGGGATGGTACAAGTTTAGAAGCAGGTTCAAATTCTGGACCTTGGGATTTAATAATTGATATACCTTACGACGCTCGAGCTAGTCCTACCTATGCAGCATTCAAAACAGGACCTCGTAGTAATTTTATAGTAGAACATTATTTATATTTATATAAAGGCAAATTGCAGTTAAACAATTATGGCGCAGACCGTAATTTAACAGTCAGTGGTATGACTTGGATGGACGCTCGTGACGACTCAATGAAAAACGGTTGGTTAGGTGGTAATCAACCTTCAGCTATGAATTTTGACCGAGACTACTATAGATATAGTAGAGCTATTTTAGATTGTCGAGGAGGAACAGTTAGTTTGGGAGCATACCCTTCTAAAGGTAATGACGGAATACAGTCCAAAAAGACTGACGGAAGTAATGAAGGCGCTTTCCAATCTGTATATCTATATGGATGTTCATCTATTTGGGGTGGAAATTCAAACCTTATAATAGGTTCATTAAAATCGAATTATGGCGATGCAAGTGGAAGCACTGGTTACCCTTACATTCAGTTTAGTAGTGGAACAACTACATTTAATTCTAAAGGGTATAACAGTTATTCAAGTATGTATGTAAATATAGGTACATACTTAGGTAACTACGGTAATACTTTTACATTTAATACTATACCTGCTGGATTCTATCACGGTAGTGGTACGTTGTTGTGGCAGAATGGATATTCTGATTCTATTGTAACAGTAAATCAAAATGATTATAAGAATGTGACTATTGCTGGTGACCCCGCAAGCGGTAGTGCTCAAACAGGTTATGGTAGAAGGTTCCATTGGTATAATGTTCACATTTCTGGTAGTAACGGATTACAAACAAGTAACGGTACATATACAGGGGCACCTTTCCATATACATAATGAGATGAAAATAGCGGCTGGTTCAAATCTAGAACTTAGAGGTGGTTCAGCTGTTGTTGAACCTTACGCTGGTGGGTTCTTTGCAGAACGCGGTGTTCAAACTTTTATATCTGGTACGTTAGATTTAAGAAACTACGGTGCAGCTAACTATCAAACTATGTTAACTTCACAGGCTACGACCAGTAGTTGGACGCGTGATGGTGCGTGGGCTCAATTTGAATTTGGTTCTATGATTATTGGACCAAGTGGTAAATTATATTGGCCACTCACTTCGAACACTAAATCATTAGCACAAAAAGCTGGTACTCAAGGTTACAGTGGTTCTGTAGTTAAAAACAACGGAAATGTTGAATATAATAATGCTTGTTTATACCTACACGATGGTGGAGAGATGCATCATAATAGTGGAACAATGATGGTGTCTGGTGTTACTTGGGGTGAAGGTATAGAACACGAGGTAGGTGCTGGTTTTACTGGAAATAACGCATTTTACAATTTAATTATATCAGGAGGAACACTTGCTCCAAATAGAGATATATCAGTTATCAAAGATTTTACATTCAATGTTGCTGGTGGTTATATGAAACCACAAGGTGAGGGAACTACTGATGTATGGCACATAGGCGGTGATTTGGATGTTAAAAGTGGAACGGTTTACAATTATTATGGTCAATCAACTGCATCAAATATTAGCTATGTAGTATCTGGAAATGTAAATCTAGAAGCTGCTGGAACACTTGAACTTGATGACCAGACTACTGGCGGCACTGAACGTTATTTGAAGATATATGGTAATTTAATTAATAGAGGAGGGAAGATAAACAGTGGCTAACGTCATATTTACTGGATACGGTAGTAACGTAATCGGGTCATTAAGTAGTGGCTCGCTGGTTCAGGATATGCCTTATGATTTATCTTTTGATGGGGATGGTGATTGGGTTAAAGGCAATTTTCAACCCCTTGAAAGTACATTTCAGAATTCCTTTACAATGAGTGCTTGGGTAAAACCCTTTAATGGCCAAAATGGTGAACAGAGAACTTTGGGTATTTTAGGAACTTGGGCTTCTAGCATTATTAACGTAGCTATTCAAGCTAATGGTAAAGTAACTTTTACATATTCTGCTGATGGTAATTCAGGGATGGCATCTACAGCTGACGTAATATTTCCAACAGGTCAATCTGAATGGAGACATATTCTAGCAACAGCTGATTCGTCGGTAGGTGGTGCTGGAGGTTTACAAATATATATAGATGGAGCTCACGCTACATTAGGTACTAGTGGTGGAGATGGCTCGAGTGGAAGTACATCTGGAATTACTTTTGGTGATTTTGCTGCACCTACAAATTGTTATGTGCAAGGTGGAGCTTTGAATAATGATTATGAATATTCTGGTTCAATGAGGGACCTTTCAGTATGGTCTACTAAACTAACCGATTCACAAATTACTGATGTTTTTAAGGGAAATCCAACTTCTACTGACCAAGAATTATGGTGGAAACTGGATGATAATAATGCAACTGTGCAGGATAGTACTTCTAATAATAGAGATGGCACTGTTACTAATAGTACGTGGAGCCATTCTGAATACAACCTTAACCAAATTGGTGTGGGTAGTGTAAGTGGTACTGCCATAGTAAGTGGTGGTACTTGGAATCTACTTAATTCTACTCATACCGCTCTTAATGGTACTAATGGCCGTTATGATTTAGGTGATTCAAATAATGTTATTACTGGAACTAATGTAACATATGCTACTTGGATTCGTTGTACGGATGGAGCTACTAATAGAGCATATGTAATAACTAATCAAAAAGCTGCAGGTTCTACTAATATGTCATTAGCAATTAATAGAGATGCTAGTGGTCTTAATGCAGGTTACATAGCAGGTCTTCTTTGGGATGGTAGTAGTCACGTTTATGCTGTTTATGATGCTGGAATTAACGATGGTGAGTGGCATCAAATTGTTTATACAACTACAGGAAGCTCTCAAGTATTATATTTAGATGGTGTTCAGGTTGCTACAAGTGCTGCAACTTTTGTAAATGCTGCATCAACGGATGATATGACTATAGGAGCTTTCAATGACGGAACTTCTGATTTCTTTAGCGGTGATATAGGTGAAGTTATAATTGATGATGTAGCTTGGACTCCTGCTCAAGTAGAATTACACTATAAATCACAATGGGTAGGAAATCCTGCTCATTGGATGAAATTTATTAAAGGAACAGGAAACGAGGAGGATAGTGGACGAGGTTCATTAACAGTTCAACAAGCAGGTGGTGCAACGTGGGTGAAACCCAATTATGATATATCTAATGTAGGAGCTACAAGCGATGAAGGACTTACAATTACTAGTGGTACTGCCCTTAGCGCTCCACAAGGAGAATTATTACTTAGAGCAGCTTCAGCTGCTGGTGACCCACCTAATTGGAGAATTGACGGTAAATACATTCATAACAGTGGCACATTAACATTTAGTGGAACAACTACTACAGATTGGTACCCTGCTAATAAAGCCGATAACACTAATACCTATTATAAAGTTAAACAGGCAGGTACAAAACCTCAATGGCATAATGGAAGTTGGACGATAGAACATTCACTAAATTTACAAGGTAATATACGTTCTTATGCTAATTCATCTCACGCTAATGGTCATACATTAACACTGGGAACTACTGGTTCAGTTGGATACATTAGTGGTAGTGCTTATATTCAAGCAATGACTAACACTAACGGTGGTTCACTCATAAAATCTGCAAGTGAAAATTACCCCGCAGTTTTGAGTGGTACACACGCTAGTTATGGCGCTATTGTATCACCTTATAGAAGCATACAAGTTAGCGGTGTTCATATGTTTGGTGATTGTAAGACAGGCAATAACGGTTTTGAAAATGGTTCTACATTAAAAATATTAGGTAATACAGTATGGGGTGACAAATCTGGTGGTGGAGCTGAAATAAGGATTCCATTAACAGATAGTGCTTCTAATGATACTGGACAGAATTTTGACGTAAGTGGAGCTTCTGTTCATATAAAGATACCTATGTATATTTCTGGTAATATGATTGTTAAAGATGCTGCGGTTTTTGCTAATAAGTTTATGCAATCAGCAAATAGAAGTTTTGTTCATAATGACAATTCAAAAATAATATATTCCCATCAGACCGCAAATAATGACACTTTCATTATGCCTGCTATTAGTGGGCAACAGATGATGAACTCAAATTATCGTCAATTCACTAATGCTGCATATGACATTGAAGGAGATTTGATTGTAGGGCGTACTAATACTACAGGGTTTAGACTTAACCATAACTTTAACTGTAGAAATATTTATGTTGGTGATGACGCAAACTCTGTGTTTGACCAAAATGATAAAACACTTACAGTGAGTGGTACTAAACTATCTGCTGTTGGTGGTTTTATTGGAGCTTGTCAAGGGATGTTTGATAATACCGCAAGTCAAAGAATAACAATAAGTGATAATCTAGATGAAATGGCTACTTCAAATAATTTTACCGTTGAGGCTTGGTTTGAAGCATCTGATGATGCAAATTATAGAGGTATTTTTTCAAGAGGAAGTAGCTGGGGAACTGGTAATATCTATATGTACCAGAATAGTGACGGATACGTCCAAGTCTCTGCTCACGATTTAGGTAAAACATTAACTTCCCAAACTATAGGGTTAGCTGATGGTAAATGGCATCACGCAGCTGCTACTTATGACCAGACTTCATTTAAATTGTATATTGACGGTATTTTAGAGGTTGAGTCTGCACATACTGACGCAATAAACACTCAAACTGGTGGTAGTTTTATAGGGTCAAGAGGCACTAGTGATTACTTTAATGGTAGCTTGGTTAGAGTATCTGCTTGGGATACTGCTCTAACTCAATCACAAATTCAACAAATGATGTTTATGGATTATTTATCTGTATCCAGTAGTGCAATTGACCACACTAAATGTGTTAGTTGGTTCCAGTTTGATGGTAAAACTAATAACACTACAGTTTATAATTTAGCTGCTAATGGCACTGATGGTACTGCTGCTACTACAGCTCTTTGGGATGTCCCTAACGGATATAGTAATTGGATTAAGGGTACGGGAAGTACTGCACAATTATACTTGACAAGTCCACTCGATATAGATGTATGGGGTAAGAATTGGAGGATAGGTAATGTGAGTGGCGGAGCTACAGCTGGTAAAAAGATGAAAATAACCAGATGGGATGGCTATGAACAAACTATAATGTTTTATGGAGCTTGGAAATGGGGTCCCGGTACTCTAGAACAAACGAATTACTCTACATATGGAGATAATGCAACTCCTTGGTGTACCGCAAACGGTAACTTAGCTTATGTAGAAGAGATATCAGGCACACCGTTTGGTCACGCTTCTAATGGTTTAGGTGCTTATTGGAATAGTAATTATCCAACAAAACCAATGACAATAAAGAATATGTTACCTACTGACAGTATAAATCTAGGTGGTGATTTAACAATAGTAGGAACAATGATGCCATCTTTAACTTCTAAAAGTAAATATATCGACAGTCACGGTTGGGATATGAATTTAAAACAATGGAAGAGTTATGGTGGAACTGTTGGTGAACTTAGATTAAGAGGAGGTTCAACATTAAACTGGGTAAACAGCAACAATGGTTTTTCTGAAGGCGTAAGTAACAATTCTTTATTACAAATTGTAGCGAGTGGTGAAAATGCCGCTTCGTTTAATCAGTTTAGTGACAAAAATAACTGGCCAAGTAATTATAATTATATAGATACAAATGCAACAATAGTTGGCACTGGTAGTCCAGCTGCATTTACTGTATCTTTCTGGTATAAGAGTCCTACTGATATAGCATCTTATACACGCACTATGACAACAGCTATAGGATTTAATTCAGGTAACGAGGGAGGTATCAGCCTTATTGGTAGTAATTGGCTTGTTTTGTGTCACGGTAATAATTTTAGATACTTTAATTCTGCTCCTAATACAGACGGTCTATGGCACCATATGTTAGTATATGTTGACCCTGCTGACGCTTTTAATACAAGAATGTGGGTAGATGGTAGTGAAGAAAGTGCTAATTCTACAACAGACACTGGAACTACTAATTGGAGTGGTGACACTTACTTTGGTTATGGTGATTATGGTGCAATGCCTATTTCCTTAGCTGATATAAGATTTTATAATGCTGCAAATACACCTACGGGTTCTGTAGCAACCCTTGCTGCAATTAACCCAGCTACTAGTGAAACCCTTTCTTATGCAGACCCTAGTAATGCTTTGAATGCATATGCTTGGTTTAAATTAGACAGTAATAACCTTGGAACTTTAAGTCTTGCAGATACAGTAGGCACATATAATAGTGCTGCATTGACTAAAGCTGGTTCCGCACCTGACCCTAAATCTTGTTATGTTAAGATGTTACCTTCTGGAAGTACTAACGCTTGGGAGTTTAACATTGGCACAGGTGATAAAATGTTACAAAATTTCTATTTAAGCGGTTCATCAGGGGATATTTTAGTAAGTAACAGTGGAACTACAAACGATGCTGGAGCTTACTATCCCGGTAGTTTGACTACAAAAGGAAAAGTGAGGTTTGACTAATGGCAGGTATACACGTATCAGGAGGAGGAGTATTTTCGGGAAGTGGAGACTTAACCGCAGAATGGTTTTGGGCAGAATATAACACAGCTGGAACTGGGAGAGTTTATCTTCCCGACGGCACTTTTACCCTTACAGGTGAAAGAAGTAATCTTGCTTTTGCTTATCAATGGCAAGGTAGTTCAGATTATTTATATCATCAAAGTGGTACTGTTAAAATTACATATGGTGGTGGAACTCAAGTTAACACTGATGGCGCTGCTCCAGTTAACGCTACTACAGGTAGAAAGGGACAATTTTACGATTTAATAGTTGACCAAGGAAGTAACCCTCGTGCAACAGACCCAGTGTTGTTAGTTACTAGAGAATCAAGTGCTAATTATATGGGTATTGAAAATTCATTAACTATAGTATCAGGTACAGCTCGTATAGGAAATACTACTGCTACTAATACTACAAAAATAGGGCACGTTTACATAGGTGCTAGTGGTACATTTTCAGCAGGTAACGTAGCAACTGTGAATAATGCTGGTTATAATAACTGGGATTCTTCTGGTTCAATTTCAGTACAGAGTGTTATATTTAACGGTAATAACGGAGTCTTTGTGGGTAATGGCGGAACTATTGAAGTGTTAGGTCCATACTCAGGTAATGACAGTGACCATTATGTTTGGGAAAATAATCTTAAAGGAACAGTTTATCATAACAATGGTACTATACAGTTTGGTGGTGTAGGTTTATTAGCAATTGGTCAAACATCAGAAAATGCAACTTACAATAATTATAAAAACAATGATAGGCCTGCTGATGGTACAGGACAATCTAGTAACGGTGACGGTGGATATTTATACAATATGAGTGTAGGGTTCCGAGATGGAGATAGCCCATCACGTCATTTAGGTTTACAGGCTGTAAGTAACATCTTAGTTGGTAACGACTTGACTGTTTTAACTTCTGGTGGTATAGATAAAAGTACTTACGGTAGTACAATCAGTGGAAGTGTTGAGCTACAAGGATGGGCTTATTGGGGTAACTATGCAAACCAAGGAGGCACTAATACTTGGGGACGTCTATATATGTCCGAAGGTTCATATTTTAAGGCACCTACTGGTACTTTAGTACTTAACAAAGTTATTGGTGGATATACTATGTATAATCCGGAAGGAACATTCGTACATAATAATGGAAATGTAGCTATTAACTTCACTGGTACAGATGCTACAGTTGTTAGAAACCAAAGTATGTTTTATAATTACGAACAAACTTTACCTGCTCCTACTAATCGTGTAAACTGGAGAGGAAAGGGAAGTGCTCCTTACGCTTTTACAATAGCAAACAATGCAACTATAAAAGAAGGTTCTTTTAGACCCACAGCACCATCCCATACAATGGTAATTTCTGGAGCTCTTGAAGTTCAATCTGGAGGAAACTATGGTTATGTTGGTGGCGATTTTGAAGTTTCTTCTTCAATAGGTTCAGTAGATATTAAGTCAGGTGGTAATATGTATGCTAGTACTGACCTGACAACTGTTGGAAATGGTGCAATCCCGGCTGTCTTTAGTAACGATGGTACTTTTCACCATAATAGTGGAAGTGTTACTATGGAATATGGTGCAGGAGGTGACACTATAATTACAGGTTCATCTCGAACTATTTTTAATAAGTTAAACACTGGGTTCGGGTATGCACACAGTGGGTTTATTGTTGAAGATACTTGGGCTACTACTGGAGATGGTGGTGGAGCTACTGGGTTTTACAAGGATGGAGCTAATTGGGCAATTGGAACTACATCTAGTACAGGATATTTAGTTACAAACGTAGGAGTAGGTATTAAGTCTGCTATTAACCCTATTATATCAGGAGCTTCTGAAGCTTTCCCTGCTGTTGTTTCAGGCACTAAATTTGATTTCCATACTGCAACTACTACTTTAAACAATGTTATATTTACTGATGCACAAACATCTGACGATAACGCTACTATAAATGTAAGTAACGTAGATTTCCAAGGAGGTCTTACAACTAATGATAGTACAACACAAACTTTAACCGTTACAAGTGGAACGTGGGTTAAATACGGTGGTAATTTCTTACCGGGTGATGGTACTAAGGAAATAGTTAGTGGTGCTACTGTTATATTTGATGGTACAGCTAGTTATTTACAAGATAATAGTGCTACTAGTTACGGACGTGGTGATGGTGCAACACTATGGTGGAACTCTACAGGATATTATAGTCCAAATGGTGGTTATTTGAATAATGGTTGGGAAAATGTATTCTGGAATGCAGATGCTCGTATCAATCAAGATTCAGTTTTCCGTAACAGTAACTTAATAGTTGGCAAACAATTTAGTGCAAGTAATAGACCAATAGGTTCTACATCTGAATCACAGATGTTAAAGTCTATAAGGGTTTTGAACGGAGGAACTGTATCTAGTAGTACTAACGTATTTAAAATACAAAACACTGGTACTTTCAATACACGTGGTGGATTCTTTACTAGTTCTTCTGCGTTAGATTTGGATGGCAATGAATATGCAACTATGGGAGATGGGATGGGTACAGCTACCGCTGTTACTCTTGAAGCGTGGGTAAAACCTTCTGAAGCTCCTTATGAAAATACAATGATTGGTACTGATGGTTCAAAAGGTGGTATTTTATCTTCTAATACCCTGAATAAAATTAGAGTTAAACACGAATCAGTAAACTCAAGTTACACTGACATTGATTATAATTGGGTAGTAGATAAGTGGGTAAACATTTGTTTTACGTGGGACGGTTCTACTGGTAAAGTTTATGCAGATGGGAAATTACTTAAGTCATTTGCTTTATCTGGAAGCCCTTATGGTTTAACTAAAGCTTGTATAGGAACTCTTAGAGATAATGGAGATTGGCCTTGGGAAGGTAACATAGCTAGAGCTTCTATTTGGAAAACTGCGCTTACAGGCCCTCAAGTTAGGCAAATGATGTTTTACGACTGGGGTGCTGTTGATGCAAGTAGTATAGATGATACAAAATGTTGTGGATGGTATCAATTTAATGAAGGGTTAGGAACAAGTATATCTGATATGAGTGGCTCTGGAAATACTGCTACTCTTACTGGTTCAAGTCCTTGGGCAACCGCAGGTAATTGGAACGCCAATACTTTGAGTGGTGCTGCACACACTGGTAAATTATACATAGGAACTGGTGTAACACCAACTGTGTTTACAAACTCTACTTTTGAGTTAGCTAACAGAGAATTGATTGTAGGGTCCAAATTTGCCTCAAAGTCACATAAGGGTACCACAGAGTACTATATTGCTACAAGTGGCACTAACGACTGGTTAAACTACCAAAAAATAGAAGAGGCAGCTTCAATAGGTACTGTAAACGACGTTAAGATATTAGCTAACGGTTCACACAGGTCTTATTTCAACTTTGATTCTAACGCAAACAACGAACAATGTAACACATTAGTTAATGCAGGGTATGTTCGTATTGTTACAAATGCAGATTTCTATACACAAGATTTTGATAATAGTCAAGGAGAGTGGATAAGAAGCGATGTGTATGGTGGTACTATACACGATGACGGTTCTACACCACACGAATACGAACCTATCGATTTAATGGATGATTTAGACTCTTACTTCGATACGGAGGAGTTAAACGATTAGACAAACCTTTTAATATAATTGGTGAGGTATTTAAATATGGATGATAGAGAAAAAGAGGAGTTGCTGGTTCGGATGGACGAACGGGTGAAAACCATCTTTACAAGAATGGAAGGTTTTGAAACTCTTTTTACTAATCATTTGCATCACCACGAAATGTGGGAAAATGATTTAAGATTACAAATGCGATGGTGGATTGGTATAGTGGTAACAATAGCAACAGGTAGCGGCGCAATGATGATGGGGGTAGTATAATGGCATACCCAACGTGGACAGCTGCTTTCCGAAATAAGGTAAGATTATTAGCCGGTATTTCTTCAGAGGAACTAGATGACACTAATTTAGACATACTAGCTGATATGTCTGTAGACTGGTTTGATGTGCAAACTGGTTTAACTTATTCGTTAGGTAGTGATGCTGCATATGACCAAGCTGTCGTATATTACACCTGTTATTTAGGCTCAATTGTAGAAAGTGGAATGGGTATTAGTCAGATTAAACTTGCAGATGTGGATGTTAAATACAACAATGCTGAGTTTGCTAACTTTGTAGAATTAGCATTAGAATTGTTATCAATGAAACTTGGTATTAGTATCAAGAAAACTACTTATAATGCAGACCCATATCTGGGCAGAGTCAATTGGGACAAGAACGTTACAGGTGTGGATAGTACCTTGGATTTCAGAAAGAAACCACGTGGTATGAATTATAATAAGTAGGTAAAATATGGGTAAAATAGGAATCAATATGTCTGGTCTACTCAAAAAATTGAGTTTCCGTACTGGACAGTCTAGAAGAGTAGTTTACTACAGACCACCTATTTATGGTAAAGATAATTACGGAGTAGAAAGTAATACAGTTGTTTCTAACGAAATTAATGTGCCTAACGTTAATGCTTATATTCGAAACATAGTTGACAAAGATTACGTAGTAGAAAGAGGTGGACATAATATTACAGGTAAGGCTAGAATTTATTTACCTAACATAACTACTTTAAAAAATTACCCTAATCTAAATCAAGATGACAATACTAACTTTAATGATATAACTGGGTTTGACCAGTTGATTGATTACGATAGAACTATATTTGTGCCTACTATATCTAGTAACACAGGGTGGGCATCAGGAACAATGATTTCTACTTTTGCAGCTGAAGGTTATGGTGGGACTACTCTTACTGTTACATTAGGGGCAAGTGCTTCTGGTACGTTTACTTACACTAATGCAGGAGCTAATATTTTAGAATCTGATAGACTTACATTTCAAATGAAAGCTAGTGGCACTCTTTATTTCAAAGGCGTGAACGTATATGCCAGTGGAACAACTGCTGCTTGGAAGTACGGAATCAATGCTAGTTCTACATCTTCTAACGTTAAAGTTCCTAATGAAGAATGGTTAACTATAGATGTCCCATATACTTCAGGAACCTCATTGTCTAGTGTTTATCTAAGTGGTACTAGATATGGATTTAACGTTACACAAGGTGCAAGTTGGAAGAATGGTACTTATGCGTTTAATAACTTAGAGTTTGATGTATCCGGAGCTAGTAGTAAATTATACATTAAAGATTTAAAATTTTACAAATCATCTAAATGGTCGGTACAAAAGGTAAACGATTATAATGATGAATATATGGTATTTGATTGTGTAAGAACAACAGGTAAAAGAGATAAGATAAGGAGGGCTTACGGTACTGGTTACAACACACCGTAGATAAATATGGGCGCACCAAAAGATTTTATTAATGATATTGAGAGGGCAGTTATAGACCAACTTAGGACTACCTTTCCTGATGCACACATTTATGGACAGTATCCTGAGGCCGCAGACGTTCAGTACCCCGCGATTATTTCAGAGATAACTAGTTCAGGACGTTTCGATAAGTTTATGGCAGAGCAAGTTACCTTTGGTAGTGAGGTAAAGACAGGAGAAATTGTTGGTGTTATATTTACCTATCATCTGGTTATTGCTAAAGATTCTAAATTGTCAGTCACACAAGATGACGATTCAGTTGTAGTTTACAAAGGAAGAAGATTACTTAATTATTTAATGTTAAACGTCGCAAACGTGTTAACAGATATGGGTTCAGCTAGTGGAGGTTCTTGGTACGCTGGCACTGAAGTATTACAGCAAGACTTAAACAATTGGTCTGATATTGGATATGACCCTGCATTAGAAATGTATGGCGCATCTGCTGTATATATGATTGCCTTTAAGAATTATAGATAATGGCAGACGAAGATATGCGTAAGTTTATGCAAATAGGTTTTGCAGCATTGTTAGCTAGAAAAGAGGCTGTACAAAAACAATATGTTTATGAAAGAAGGGGAGACAATGACGGTTTTACTTTCGAACCTATACTAAGAAATAACGAACCTGCACTTGCAGACGAAGAGTATATGCGTAAAAAGTATTACTCTCAGATGGTTTATCAGGGAGCTAAAGATGGTAGATTAGAGACATCTATAAACGAAGGTGACCCTAACAAAAGAGCTGCTCGTAGATTCTGGGCAGGTAGAAAGGGTACAGGATGGAATGGCACTGGTAAAGGTGGGTATATGGAAAGTCTTCAACCCGGTATACCTGAGACTAAAGGGACAGGATTGGGTAGTGCTAGGGTAGAGTCTGACCGTTTGATGCAAGCATATTTAGAACAACAGAAAGGAAAGATGCACATCTTGAGAGGTAAATCCCAGTTAGCTGCAGCTGATTTATTTTCTTTAGTAGCACAAAATGCTAACAAGAGGTCAGGTGTAGTTGATTTGAGTGGTCAAGAAATGGTACCATCATTTAAAGAACTAGGTTTATCTTATAGTCAATTTGAAAATTACATAACTCCAAAAATAGGAAGTGAGGCTGCTTCAAATCCACAATGGGCAAAGAAAGCTATAAGAAAGTTTAATGCTTCGTGGAAAAAGTATGGTAGACCAACAAAGAATATGAAGGAATTTGTTTACACAAGTTATGGATTTTTACAACACGAATATGCGAAAAAGTTATTAGACTCTAAACTTAGTGAAGACCCAGCTAAATATCAATATTATAAAAATAGATTACTAGCAGTTAGTTACGACAGACCCGGAGGTGATGAAGGTTTGAAACAAAGAGGAGCACCTTACACAGACTATGATACAGTGCCCGGTTTTACTGATTTTGACCCTGACTTTACAGAATTAGATATGGGAGTATCACGCGTTGGTCCATCGAAAAATGAGGGTAGTGACATTACTGGGGATGGTGGACATCTTATTGCTAATAATATGGAAGTAGCTGACCCTAGAATGTTACGTGCATCGTTTGAGAAAAAAAGTCTTGACCAGATGTTTCCTAAAGCTTTTCAAGAATATCAAAAGAATGCCAAGATGGACCCTAAAAAGGTATTAAGTGACCCAAAGGTTTCTTCAGGTATTATGTCTATACCTCAGGCTAAAAATTTTATAAGATGGATGGCAAAGACAGTAAATGACGAATTAAAACAACTTAACGAGATAATTCCTGAGCCCTATGTACCTAAATCCCTGTGGCGTACTGGTGTTGAAGGAATGGAATCGTTAGGTAAATTTCCTAAAGGTTTTGGTTCAGGATATAGTGAGACAGCTAAGTTTTTAGGAGGTCTCGAAGGTTATGGTAGAGGTGGCGCCGGAGATTTTAAAGCTGAAATAGTAAAAGGTTTTATGAGTGACTTTGGAGTATTAAACGATGAAGCTAAGTATTTAATGGCTAATAGATTTGGTAAAGTGCAGGGAGAAAGTGGTAGTGAATGGGGATGGCAGAACATAGACAGAGAGAAAAGAGGAGTTGACTTACATATTCCATTGAAGGGTGGTCTTTTGAGAGTGTCTTTAAATGTAAGAATTGTGCCTGAAGGTCCACGTAATAGACCATATGCAGAAATATATATACCATTTAAAAGTAAACAGTTTGGTACTGAAGACGGTATTCATTTTATACCTGATATACCTATGACATTGCAAGAGTACGAAATTGTTTCAATGAAAAGTCAAGAAGTTTTAAATGCACATCAAGCTACTACTGCTGAGTTTTGGAAGACTGGTATAGGAGCCCAATATTTAGGAATGACAATGGCTACACAAACTGGTGAAGCTGCTCGTATGTTTATGGGTGACTTCAGTCCAGCTCAGAGTGTAGCATTTTTTACTAGTGCTATATCTGTAGGTGATTTTGCACAACAATTAAAAGCTTTAGTAGATACTGGTGCTGAAACTTGGTGGGGAGAACCTGATGGGTTTGGAGGATTCTTTGATTTACATAATATGGAAGGTGGAGCTTTCAAACAGTGGGCTATGAAATGGCAAGAAGAGTCTCATAAATTACAACATCAAATTAATAATAATATTGAAGCTCAATGGAAAGAGTGGGTAGCCACTTATGCTGGAGGAGGGGTAACAGCTGCTCCTCCAAGTTTAGCTAGAACTTGGGCAGGGCCAGTTAGATTAGGTCCATTCGTTCATAGTACTAAATATTTAGGACAAGCACAGAATGTAGGTCGTAGACCACACGGATACTACGTGCAAGGTGATTGGGAAGGCGGCCCAATGGCCGGTTAGAGGAAAACCTTTATATAATATTGAGAACTAATTAAAGTTAGAGGTTTCAAAATATGGCATATTTCCTTGGAAGTGACGTAAAAGTTGCATTAACAACCGAACACAATACCACAGGTGTTTTAGTTGCTAGTGGAGCGACGGGTTTGTACACCCTATCAACAACTACATCAAATCCGACTATTAAAAAACGCGGTGGTACTGAGTTAAGCACTAGTAACGCAATGGCTGATGTAGTAGGTTTAGATTTGGGTATCGGAGCAATGGATGAAGATATATCCTACTTAGGGCACAGAACTCCATTAAAGGCTGAAGTACACAAAGAAACTACAGTTAGTTTAACATTAAAAAGAAAGAATGCCAATTTTGATATAATGTATAGTGGTGATTCATCTGGTGATATCGGAAGATGGGGAGTAAACGAAGCTGGTTCATTAGCAGATGGATTAACAGAACCAGATAACTTTTACGGATACAGACTTGCAATTCATATGAAAGGCGGAGCAGAATGTTTTACAGTATGTAACGCTTGTTTAGTTGGACACACGGTAACTTTGAATGCCGACGGAACCCAAGAAGAAACAATAGAATTCAGTAGTCAAGTAGAACCTGTTATTGATAACGCTGCTTATACTGACCCAACAGGAGATGCTTTACTATGACGTACTGGCTAGGAAAAGATGTAGAAATATTTATGACAACAGAGCAGAAGAACTTAGCTGTTTCTGGAAATTACGCAGCTACTGGAATGACAGCTGTGTCAGCAGCTACCGATGCAAACATTAGTACTGGAGATTTCTTTGTTATCCCTAAAAGAGATACAGGAATTGCAGCCGCTAGTAGGTTAACTGATGTTACAGGTATCGATTTTAGTCCTAGTGTTATGGATGAAAATATATCTTATATGGGTAAAAATACAAACCTAACCGCTGAAATTAAAAAAGCAATGGTTATTACTATTACACGTAAAGTAAGTAATGCCTGTTTTGATTACGTTTATAATTATGCAAGAGATGGATGTTATGCCACAAGTGGGCAAACTGCCACAGGAGATGCATATTTATTTGATGGGTTAACAACATCTAACAATCAAAGTTTCGGATACCGAATACATTTAAGATTTGCAAGTGGAAGTACAGCTAATGTTGATGAAGTATTAACAATAGCTAATTGTTGTGTCACTGGACACTCAAGAACAATGACTCCAGATGGAGCTACAGAAGAAACTATTGAATTATATTCATATGTACAACCTATAGCTTCTGTGTCAGGAGCTACTATAGCTTTAACACCAACTGGCAATATTTAATGAATAACAAGTAATCAAGGAATGATATAAATGCCTGAAGACGTATGGACAATCGAAGAGCTAGTCGCACTTACTGAAGAAGTGCAGCAAGGAGAAGTAGAATATAGAGGAAAGAAATTCTGTTTTCAATATTGTGAATTAACTGAGGCTGAAGAGCCTAAACTCGCAATGCCTGATGACAGTGCAAGTGCAGATGAGAAAAACGAATTCTACACTAAGGTAGGAACAGAAAGGATATTAACGATGGTCAGAAAGGCCAACGATAAAAACCCTGATGGGACAACTTTAACTGATGAATTATGGAACACTCTACCTGCAACATTGCGTTTCCAAATAACTGCTGAAGTGTTGCAACTCAAGGATAACATCGCTGAAAATTTTACCAGTGGATGAGGGAGTCACCAGAACCGGTACTTCTCTACATCCCCCTGATGAAAGAACTAGGTCTGTCGTGGAACGAAATAAAAAATACGCCCCGTGTTGAACTCGAAGGTCTGCTGTGTGCACTAGCAGAATATCAACAATTGCACAGTCTAGACGGGTATGATGAAGATGATATAAACAAAATGGCCAAACAAAAACCACGCGTTCGTTCTCAATATGCTCAATACTTGACTCAAAAACGGAAGTATTATAGGGGAATGGCAACAACAAAACCAAAAAGTTTTAGAGAAGCTTTAAAACTATAGGACTAATATGGCAGGATATCTCGGAACGCTGTTTATGGCTAACGTTGGGATGCGTTTATTGCTTCCCCCTAAATCGGAGTATAACAAAGCTGCCAGTTCTTTTGGTATGTTGGTTGATAAAATACAAGGAAAACAAAAATCTTATTTTAATAATGCCTCTGTAAATAATGTTAGAAGTTTACAAAAGACATTAAACAATAGTAGACAGTTGGTTAAGGATTATGGTAATAAGACTGGTAAAGATACTTTAGGCAACTTAAAGAAAAATTTAACTGAGATTCAATCTTTTACTAGGAACGCAAGTGGGAGGTTTAAGAGTTATACTGGATATGCTGGCGGTGCAATGAAAAACTTACAACAAGTTAGTCAAACTATGCCTAAACTTGGTACATTTAAAGGTAGTAGAGCGTCATTTGCTAAAGCTTATACAGAGGATATAAAGTTATTAGAAGTACAAGTAAAAAAATTAGCGATAGCTCAAGAAGCTGCTGCAAGAAATTCAGCTAAAGCTGCTCAAGAATTACAAGGTATGGCAGCTACTTTAATTGGTACTTTTAGAAGTGCATTGATGACTAGTATAACTCTGTTAACTACTTTAGGTTATACAATAAGAGGTCTGTCTCAAGACTACGCTGTTTTTGAAAGAGAATTGATTAATGCAAATTCGATTTGGCAAGAACAAAATGAAGTATTATATGAAATTTCTGACCGTGTTATAAAGTTCGGAGAAAACTACGGTATTGCATATGATAATGCATCTCGTGTATTATACCAGTTTGCTTCCGCAGGTTTAGAAGCAGCTGAAGCTCAAGCTGTACTTAATGATGTATTGATACTATCTATGGCTGTGCAGGGAGACGCAAACACTATAGGTAAGTTAACTGTTCAGACAATCAAAGGTTTTGGTCTTGAGATGTCTGATGCTGGTGAAGTAACAGATAAGTTTGCTCACTCTATTAACGCATCTTTAATTGAATATCAAGATTTAGCTAGTGCTATCAAATTCGCTTTACCTTTCTACGCTGCTACTAATCAGGACTTAGACCAATTACTTGGTTCTATTCAAGTATTGTCTGACCGTGCACTGGAAGCTGGTATTGCAGGTCGTGGTTTAAGACAGGCACTTGCGGAATTTGCTGAGGGTGCGGAAGATTCTACCCGTAAGTTTGCAGAAATGGGTGTAGAAGTTACAGATGCACAAGGTAATTTCTTGCAATTGACAGAAATCGCCCGAAATTTTTCTAATGCAATAGGTACTGAAATAGCTAACGATACAGAGTTATTGACCACATTGATTGAAGATTTAAACATTCGTGGTGCTACCGCGTTCATTCACTTAGTTCAAAACGTAGATGAGTTTGAACAAGCAGTTTCGGAATTATCTAATTCGCAAGGTGCAGCAGCAAAGATGGCTGACGTACAGCAAAATTCTTTAGCTATGATGACACAGAAAATGATTAACGCTACTAAAGAAGTATTCTTTTTATCTGAAGCACAGTTTGTAGCTAACGGATATATGAACGAGTTTGATTATGAATTGAAAAATTTAGTTGATGATTTTACACAGTTGTTTTTAGTAGAAATGCCTGATGGTAGTAAACAATTAACTCAATTATCTTACGATTTAAGAGAACTTGTAATAACTAGTTTACAAGGGTTTTCAGATTTGATGACTACTTTAATAGAACAGTTAGTTTCTATGACTCAACAAGGTTTTAGTTTAGCAGATATGGCTAGAACATTGTTTATACCACTTAACTTAATATCTAATGTCTTAGCTCTAACAGGTAATATATTAGGAACTGGTCTTGATGCTAATGGTCTTATATTCAAATTTTACGGATTAAGTATGGTTTTTGGTTCTACTGCTGCTGCAGCTATGGTATTAGGTGACGCTGTAGCTTACGTTTTAAATATGGCAGAAGGGATTGGAGATGTGGTTGGTACGATTTTGATGATTGGTGGTGCATTATACACAGGAGGAGGTGCTATGTTAGCAACTAGAGGAGCTGCTGCTGCTGGTGGTAGAACTGCTGGACTGACTGGTGCAAGAGGTGTTTTCAAAGGTAAAGGATATGCAGGAAAGATGGATGACTTTATGACTCGAAAAGGATATAGTGATTTAGCACACCCTGACTTTGGGAAATTCAAATCAGTAGTTCGACCAACAATGTCTAGTAAAAGAAGTTCAAGTGTTGCACTCGGTAGGGCAGATGAACTCGGTGGTGGGCAATTATACCAATATGGTCGTAGTGCTCAACAAACAAAGTTAGGTGACGTTGGTTCACTGACAATGGGACCTGATAAATATAGAACTTTTTATCCAACCCAAGCGGGTTACACTATGAGAAAAGATTTAATAAATTTTGCAGATGATTATGCAAGAGCAGATGGTTATACAAGAATGCTGCGCGGAGCAGGTGCTATGTATGGTGGTTACGGTGCAGTATTTGGTATACCAACTTCACAAAACTTCGCTTCTAACGCTATGGCCGCCCAAATGAACACAAGTAGTGTAACAACTGGTGGAGGACAAGATTTATATATCGACAACGCCTACATTGAAAGTAATAACTTTAAAGACCTTTTCTACTCAGCGGATGAATTGGGAGGATAATGAATGAACACTATAACACCTAAACCGAATACTTTTTATGTCAAGAAACAATTTACAGACGACATAGGTGTCATTCCTTGTTATGCTGATGCTTATATTGGTTTATCACCAACTTATGATATTAAGAGTAACCCTGATACTTCATTCTATTTAGTAGAAAGTAATACTGTATCTCCTGATGATTTTGTTTATGGAGAAGGGCAAATAACAGAAATGTTTCTTTCTTTATATGTGAATAGTTTAACACAAAAGAATTCACAAACACCTAATTACTTAGATGTCTTTAATATGAGAGAGAATTTAGACATTACAGAAGGTAATCTAGTGATTACAAGTGGAGCTTACGATGCTCCTATTTTATTGTATAATAGTTTAAATGCAAACACCCCTTGGATGGTAGAGGATTTTGACGGTAGTAATAAAGATTTTATGGATATGCCTTCAACTCCAAAACAAATGATAGGGATGGGTAAAGCTCCGTTGTTAGTAATATCAAGAAGAAAATTAATGAAAGCTATGTATGAAGAAAGAGAGGAACCTAAAGAGGAACATAGTTGGGCTTGGGGTGAAGTGTGGTCTAATGTATCTGAAGAGTTAGGTCAAGCTTGGGACTGGACTAAATTTACTGCGGGTGCTATAAGTGCTAATCTGATAGATTATTTTGGTCCAAAGTTTTTTGAAGGCGGAGCCGCAGATGATGAGTTTTTCATTACTAAAGGAACTGATGGTCTTTATAGGGTTTCAGTAGCCGAATCTACAGCAGCTTCAGGCACTCCAGTGCATAATCAAGAGACTGGTATATTTGCTAAACGTATAGACCCTTTAGCTAACAATGCTGATTGGTGGATAAGTAGGGGCGCTAAATGGTGGGCTAATATGCCACGCGTTGATATGGCAGATAGTACATTCAATCAATTTGATGAAGATTTTCAAGAAAGGTGTACTCAATTTAATTCTATTTTTTCAAACATATTATTTTCACCTGATATAAGAGATATTAAAGACCAAACCTTAGAAGGTCCGGGTGATAGTTCAAAATTTATAGCTTTTAGTTACGCTAATTTAGTTAGTTCTGATGCTCCTACTAATGGTAGAGCTTTACGATTAAAGTCTTTTTGGGAAAATTATAGTGGTAGTGTAGACGGTACAGAACCAGTGGTTACAGCTAATCCGTTTGGTTATCAAACCGGTGGTGGTCTCTTAAATAAAGGACCTTTACAACAAACTACTTCTATGACTATTTATGGAATACCTCAACCTACACCTATAGACGTTACTGCTTCTGGTACAGGCAGACCAGCTTACGCCCCTGAGATAGAAATATTGCTGAAAATTAACGCAATGGACCTTACTACAGAAAGGGCTTATCAATATGGTTCTGGTGGAGACGGTTATGAAGTAGGAAGTGGTTCTAAAACATTAGATAGAAGTTTTAGTATATGGTTTAATGACAATGCTCCAGCAGGTTCAGATGACACAAACGGTGGTGGATTACAATTAGGTACTGCTTCTACATATTGGAGAGATTTAGGAACTCTCGGTATAGTTAATAGTAGACAAGCTCCTGCTATTATTTTTGTTAATGAAGAATCTGATGACGGATATGTTAATTGTTATACTAATTCAAGTATTTATAATACTTATCAAAATTGGTATTTTAAAAGAAACACTACGGCTGGGGGTGGGGCTGGAAGTACTTTAGGTTTCGTTAATGCAGATGATTATAAGGTAAAAGTTCCTATTGGTGAGTGGGTTAGAATGCGTATTAAATTAAATATGTATACTAATTCAGGTAATACTGGTGGTGTGGTGCCAAATGCGAGTGGAGGTGGTAGTATAGTTTATTTCCCTGACATAATGGATGAGAATGGTCAATACGCATATGCTCCTTTAGCTCACGCAGGTTCTTGGGGAGAGAATATGTGGGGTGATACTGCTTCAGGAGCAACTTTTGGTGGATATTCTATATCAGGTAATAACGCTCACTTTCCTAATATGACTTTATGGGTTAATAATATGAGGTCTATTAATGTTGTACCGAATGCTGTAAGTGGTAATCATATTAACAATTCTTACACTAGTGTAGATGAAATTACTAATGATGATAAAACAGTAGATGTTCTTATAGATAAAATATCTTTTAATCAATGGGGTCCTACTACAACTAACGCTACAATATGTACAGAAAATGGTATGGGTAGGTTAACTAAGATACCTTCTCCACCTATGGTAACACCTACATTCTATGCAGGTAATAATACTGCACCGGGTTACACAGGTAGAATTTCAGTATCCGCAACAGGAACCGTACTTGTTAATGAACCTGATAATTATTATGGACAAGAGTCTGCTATAACAGCTAGTTATATGTCTTTTGGATTTGAGGCTTCAGGTCAGATATCTAATAACACATCAGGGTCGAATGGCTTCTTATTTAATAGTTTTAGTACAGGACGTGAAGAAACTGTACAACCTATCAGTCACGTATCAGGTGGATTTTTTACAGCTGCTAATTACAAAGGATTGTTTGGTGAAAATTTCCAAAATGGTTGGTTCAATAATTTAACAGTAGGAGATAGTACTAAAGAAATACATATTACTGGTGGCACTGCTAGTGTAGATGGTTTTGTACAAAAGGGACTAGTAAATATAAAATCAGCTTTTACTGACTGGGTTAAGACAGGTAACCCATTATGTGCTGCAAAAGTTATCAGTACTAACCCTGAAGGCACGTCTATAATCGTAGATAACCCCCAGCTCTTTGATATTCCTTTAAATACCCCTCTCGCCGTAGAGATGAACAATGTACCATATGCATACTTAAGAGATGGTTCAGGTTCTCTAGGGTATTATGATGTAGGTCCTGCTACAAAGGTAGGTAGAAATGTACCTTTGGTTCAAACACGCAAGAGAAAGGGAAACACTATATATTTATCTAGAAGTATACATCTTGATGATGCAAGAAGTCCAGCTAATGCTTTTCAACCGCAGTTTAACTCTGTGCGACTTAAAGAGTTTGGAACTGTTGACGTTCAAAAATATGGTCAAACAAATTATGGATTAACTAAAGTTATGATAAGTCCATATAAATATTGGATGAATTGGGCAATATTAAACGTTACTTCTTCTGCTGGTGTAAAGTGGGGAGATTCTTTTGGAGATGTAAGTCACAGTGGAACACAAGCTTTGGCTACTCGTACATATGATGGGATAGTGCCTGTAAGTGGCGGTACTGTAGTAGGTACAACATATAATGAATTTTTATTTAACGATGGTCTTTATACTAATGAATGGAATTTAAGTTTTAATGATGTTGAAAAGAGTGTTATTAATTTATCAACTGATTTTGGATATGGTATGGTTAATTCTACTAACAATTCAGATGAAGTTCCAAGTAGTGACGGTGGATTAGGTAGAGTTGGTAGAGATTTTGTAGTAGCAGGTCAAAATTATATTGACATAGGTAGTTACGCTTACACAGTTAAACCTCAGATGAATAGACCTTTTAATTTTCTTGTTAAGCCTACTTATATGAATATGTTTAATGGATTATATGCTTGTAATATTAACACAAAAGATGCCACAACAAATAAGCCTTTAATTGTGTATGGTGTAAAAGACCCTTTACCTGAAGTAACAGATTTAGAAGCTACATCTAATATAAAAGTTGAAGGTGTAATAAACCCTGTAGAAATAGCAGAGATGACAAAGGCAAATGCTACTGATATACAATTAAATTGGAGAGAAATGGGAGATGATATAAATCATAGAATATTGTGGGTAGATACTGGAAGTATTCAAAATAAATATCATAGTGCTAATTTTATTGCACCACTAAATGAGAATTCAGCTACAGTTAGTTATTACACAAGTGCTCAAAATTATTTAGGAGGTACAGCTGTAGCAATGACCGGAACTAACGTTCCTACTATTGACGGAGCTTGTGGATATGCTTTTGGTGGTAATGGAAGTAGTACTTTCGTTTCTAGTAGTACAGGTGTAACAGTGGGTAGTGGTGATGAATTCACATTTACTTGTCAAGTTAAACCTAATAGTAGACATAATGGTAATATTTTCTGTGTTAGTTCTTCTACTACTGACGCAAATGGTGCTAGTGGTTTCTTATTTAATGTAGCTCTGTATGATACGGGACTCATTGGTGTTTTTGTGAATGACCAATATATGACTACTACCACAAAATTTGATGGCGATGGTAAACAACCTATTGCAATTACAATTACTTATAATAAAAATTTACCTGCTAATAATATTAAAATATATGCAAATGGTAAGTTAGAGGATACTAAAGATTATAGTACTACATTTAGTGGCGCTACAGCTCACAATACGATAGGTATTGGTGGTAGATTATTTGGTGGAGGAAGTGTATTCTTTAATGGAACTATAGATGAAATTACATTCCACGATAAATGTGCGTATGTTCCTACTAACGCTAATAGATTCTTATTGAAAACTGCACAATTAGCTGATTTAAGCAGTGGTGAATCCTTGAAATATCAAGCTAGATTATTTTTATATGATTATCATAACATTAGGGGAGCAAGTCCTACTCAGGTATGTAGAAGTAACACTACTGCTTGGAAAATAACAGGGGTGACTTAATGGGTTTGACGTGGACACCTGCTTCCGCCGAAGTGTATACTCAAGTGTCGGGTAATATTACATTTAATGACGATGATGTACAATGGGTGTATGTTGATTGGGGTGACGGGGAAGATAATTCTTTAGAGTACGCTATTAATCAATGGGAAAGGTTAGAAACAGATGCTAATTCTATTACTTTAGACCATACTTATACTAAAGCTGGCACATTTGGACCGGTTATAAGAACTATTAATAGTGAAGGATTTATTTCAAAATACCTTTATAGTGGCGGTTCAGTTACTAATTTACCTAAACCACAAGAATCTGTTACAGGTATTAATCCTATAACTATTTCTGATGGTAAACCTACCTCAGTTATGCGTATTGAAAATAAAGAAGTATTGAGTGGGATTGATAATAATATATTTGAAGAAGGTCCTAAAGATATTTACATTATGATACCTCCATTATTATCTGATGCAGAAAAAGCTGCTATGCAAACTGTTTCAATAGAGATAACGGGTGTAATGAGTGCTGTTATATACAACGATAAGTTACCGGGTGGTTCTCCAGCAAGTTATAATGACACAGAGTATGGTGTAGAAAAAACTATAGTAACTAAAAGTTTTGATATTGACGTTCCCGGTACAAGTGATTCTGCTTCACCTGCAAGTACGTTATTTACTTTAGCAGGAGGAATGTTTTCTAAAATATTAGAAGTTCGATGGGTCAATCCTAAATACGTAGGTGTTACTACTAAGTCTGTTATTAATAATTATAATAAGTTAAAAATATTTTTGATAGCTCAGTCTGATGATGGAGACTGGTACCCAATCACATACATTACAAATGGAGACCCTGTTAAAATTACAGATGATGTTAAAAGAAATGTTACTTTAGATTTTTCACAGAGTAGAGCTAAGGCTTCTAACAAGTCTATCTCTTATTATAAATATGATAGTGGTAAAGTTTGGTTTGAACCTAATTTTCAATGGCAAGCATCTAGTAGTACACAATTAAATGACAATACTAAGACTACTGATGCTATAGTAAAAAGAGGATACACTTACTATACACAACCTAATGGATTGATGGGCCTTGGCAGTATTACTGGTAAGAGTGTTACAGGTTTTAAGAATGATAATCCTTGGGCTTATGGTACTGGTGCTGATAGTTACGCTATGTTAAGAGACCAATTCCCTATCAACGAATTCAATCAACTTTATAATCAATATAGTTTTGCTAGAGTAGAAGCTGTATCTGACAGTACTAAATATAGTGAATTAGATACATTTAAGACACTTTACAGAATACACCCAACTTCAACACCAAGTGGTTCAGATGGGTATTACATTACTAATCCCGGTGCAAGTTTAGCAGCTAACGAAACTAGTATTCACACCTCTGGTTCTTGGTTGAACGGTAGTGGAAATGCTATAAACACTAATACGTGGAACGTTGGACCTTTCTATGAACAAGATGCAGCTACTGCTCGTGTAGCTTCAGAATACTTTATGATGACAAATGAAAATAAGTTTGGTAAAGTATTTATAAACAACACAATGTATTCCCCTGAGATGCAATCTAATTTAGCTTATAATAGTGGTAGTAGTATTGCAGGAGTATATTATCTACGTGTAACTAATGAAATAGCTGGTAATAAAACTACACAAAAAGCTGAGTGGGTACCTCTTAAGTTTGAAGATACTACTAAGATAGAAAAGGAGTATAGAAACAGTACTGATAGTAAATATGAAACTAAATCTAATACAATGAGTAGGTCTGGATACATCGAGTTTGATATACCTGATGATTGGTATAATGTAACTCACGTTTCAGGATTAACGGGTGGATTCTTTGGTAATACTACTGACGTTAAAGCAACAACTAGTGACTGGAGTATAGCTGTTAATGCCGACTATGGTGGCACAGCAGTTTCCCCTGCTGGTAGACCGTTTTCTGAATGGATACTTACAGGTGCTACAAATCTAAGTGGATATACTAATGAACAATTGACTGGTTACAAATATATATATCAAATCACTACTGCACCAATGCCTGACGCAGGAAAGGTTTTCTGGGTAGTTTCAGGAAATGTTGCAAATAATAAATTATATTTATCCAAAGGTACAGGTCTTTCAATTGCTTCTTCGGTTGGTGATGCATTGACTGGTTATTTAAGACGTATAAACATATATGAAGTGTTTGATGCTGCAAGTAAAGTATCTGACAACGGTAATGTTCCTAATGTTACAGGTACACCTACAATCCCTTATCATTACAATTGGATGTTTGCCTCTGGAACTGGTGCAGGACAAAAGATGACAACTGAAGTTAAAAATAATTTTAGAGGTTACCCGTTAAAGATTGTAGTTTCTGGAGCTAGTAACCATTTCATTTCTGGTACTACTCAACCCGGATGGCAACCTTGGAATATGTTTCCTATTGCTCAATCTGATTCACAAATTATAGTACAAAAAGATAACACAGCTTATGATTTAAGTTATTTTGAAATTACTAGTGACGTAGGAATCTCTTATGCTTCAACTTATTATCAAGCTATATCAAAGAATGGTAAGGTTTTTATTGTTAGAACTGGTACTCCTATTCAAACTATAAGTTTTGGCGGTACAGCTTTAGGAGATGAAAGTCAATTTAAATTTAACGATGACTATACATCTTATGGTACATTAAGATTATTACGTAGAATGCAATCTGAGGGCACAAGAATAATGTGGGATGAAACACAGAAAGACGGAACTTATGTAAGGTTTTTCGGTTATCCAACTCAGGTTACTCAATCACATTCAGTTAATGGACCTCGTGCCCCTATGAATTTCAGTTTTACTATGTTAGTTGAAGAGATTTGTTTGTTAGATAAAGATGGTACGTTAATGAGTGATGTTATTCCTTTAGGAGGTATAAAGGATGCAGCAACTTTCAAGTAAAGTAGTTCTGAATGGTAAGTCTGTTGATTTTATGACTGCCGATTTAAAAAAACAGGGCGGTTTTACTGCTACTGGGTTTTCTTTTGTATTACCTAAATCAGACACAAGTTTCCGTAAGTATTGGAATCAAGAAGTTTTGTTTTATGCAAATAACTCTGACACTTATCCTATGTTTAGAGGTAGAGTTTCTAATGTAGTTATAGTTGGAGATAAACAAGTTCAGTTTGATTGTGTAGATGCTATAGGATTTTTAACTGGACATTATAAAGCTAGAGTAACACTCGATGATAGTAAAAACGTAGACGGAATGAGCGCAGGTGCTACTATCAGAACTGTTATAAAAATAGCAAAGTTACAAGATATAATAGGAACTGATTTTATAGGTGACACTACCCCTGTAATTCAAATGCCTGTGATGAGAGGTACTTTTGAAATTATGGATATAATTAAGAAAGCTTTTAACACAGTTTTAACTAATGATGCCATACCTCTTGAAAACATAATAAGAGTTATAGATGATGGTACTAAATCACAACTAATATTTGAACAAAAACAAAATGTAGACACTGCAACTGTAGTAAAGGATTATGATTACAATAACAATATTATATCTTTTAAAGTCAACGATAGAAAAATACCTACTACTATCATAGTAGAGGGTGATGGTGGAATGCGAGCCACTTTCCGTCACGCTTCTGCTGCTGCAGCGTTAGGTGAGAATTATATGACTGTAAGAAATGACACTTTAAAAAGTAGGGCTGCGTGTATGGATTGGGGTCAGAAAGTTTTTAATGCTAATTTAAAAAATCAATATGAATATATACTAGATACGTTTGATGGTATTTATTTAGAACCTAATGATGTTGTGTACATAAAAGATGAAAAAACTGACACTTCAGGTAACTATGCAATTGTTGGTAAATCTTTAAGTTGTGGAGCTAATACATTTAGATTACAATTAACTATAAACAAAAGACCTCCAATATTATCAGAGTTTATTCTTTAGATTTCTTAGACATACATTGGATACAATATTTTCTACCATCATATGTATGTGCAATAGCTTTACTCCAACAAACAGGGCACTCTACAAATCCCAAGGTAGACCTTTTCCGGTCTTACGTGGTTTTTCTTCTCCACCACCAAAAGCTTCAGAACCGCCGGGATTAAGTGTTCTATATCTGATAGCTTCACCTTTAGTATAGGTACCATACTTAAACATAGCATTGTTATGTTCTCTACCTGCAATTGCTACTGCTCTTTCGTTAAGTTCTACTTCAGTATAGGGGTGAGGGTCTTCCATACTGTAACCATTACCGCCACCATTACGTCCCATCTTGCGTCCGTATCCTGTTACATCAGTTTCATATGTCACACTTATCACCTACACAAGCATACTCGTGTGAACCTTGAGTTTCATCCTCAAGTTCATATTGAGATAGCTCGTCATAGTTAATATCGGGGAATTTCTTTATAAGACTTTCGTAAGTATAGTGGTCTATCTCTTCATAAGGCGCAAGTTCATAGTGTCCACCGTCATATGGTAAGAAAGATACACCGTTTATGATATCCCAATTCTTGTATACCCAGTTACCTACTTCAAACCACTCATCTTCTTTGACGTATACAGTCATACTAGCGTTATGTTCACACCAGTTTAATTGTAAGTTCTTATAATGTTTGAGTTGTTCCATTGCGGTAATATCTTTCCTAGTTAAACAACCATCAGGTGATTTTACTGGGAATTCAAACACCCACGTTGTAGCTGTTTCTGCATCCTGTCCATTTTCTGGTTGACAAGGTACACCTTGAGCTTTTAACATTCTGAATAGTGGGTCAGTAGCAGATATCCTGTATCTTCTAATATAATACTGTGAATATCTAGGGTGACATCCACTAGCTGAATCTACTAACTGTGAAACTGTACCTGAAGGCTTAACACAAGTGGTTGCTACAGGCATATTGACACCTAGTGATGTCGATGCTTTACGAGAAATGCGTATAACACGCGATTTAAGGGCCTTTAAGACCTCCGAGTTCATTAGGGAGGGGTTATCCATCTGACCGGTCAAACTAACGCCTAAAAGACGTTCTACGTTACAATTCTTACTCCAGTCTTTCCTGAGATAAGGAAAATCTGTAAATGTAGATTGTAAAACACCCAACCAAGTAGCTGTTTCTACCTTATCTAGTAGTGTATCTAAATCATCATCTTCTCTAACTACAACTTCAGATAGGTTACAGAACTCCATATCACGTAACATTATTTCACCACAAGGGTTTGTCCCCTGTATTAGTGGTGCATATCTGCGGGAAGGTGCTTGATTCTGTGCAGATTTTAAATTAAATATCCCACGTTCACCACTGCCCGATTTTGCTAACACTCCCCATTCTACTAGGAAGTCAGCTGCTGTAGGTTGGTCTCTGTATATAGCAGAGTTGTTTGCCATTGCCCTACGTATAGGGAAAGGCCAGTCTTTTGCGTGACGCATATCTTCATCATCTAAATCAGATAGAGATATCTGTGAACTACGTCTGACACCACCTGCTACTACTATTTCTGCAATTTGATTTGCAATATCGTGACATTCTAGAGTAGTTAACTTCCTACCCTGTGCATTATGCATAGTTTCACGTAAGAAATCGTGCAGTTTAATTAACGGTTGAGGCCCTGATGACCTACCACCCATAGTACTGAGGCGAGCTCCCTCCGGTCTTAATTGAGAATAATCAAAGTAAAGGTTCTGTCCTTCATATAAACTGTTCATTAATATTTTAACTGAGTCTGCCCAACCTTCTCTAGAGTCTTCTATAACCACTCTAGCTACATCTTTACCTGATTTGATTTCAGGAATACTAGGTAACTTCTCTACTTCTTCCTTTTCAGCGGAGAAACCAAACCCAGTACCACACATTAGTATGTGTAAACATTCTGCAAAAGCTTCTACACAGTTAAGTTTAGCAAAAGAACAATTGTAAATCACAGTGTTATCTCTTTCAGCTGCTGGACCTGATGACCAAAGGAACCTCATAGAAGGCATTACAGCAAACTCTGTCATATATTTTCTTATTTTTCTAATTGTTTTTTCAGGTATATGTTTACCTCTTTTTGAAATTAAAAAATCGATGAATCTTTCGATTGTTTCGGGCCATTCTTCACGACGACCTTCTTGTTCTATCCACCTAGAGTATGTCCTCTTATAGATGAATTCAGCTACTTCATTTTTAAACATTTTATCACTTCATTTCTATTGTTGAAAAGACTACTTAAAGCCTTTTACGTTCGTCTTTCGAGAGCTTCAAAGCACTCGCTGCTATAGTAGGAGGGTATTCGTTATATTTTTTACCTCTACTTTTAACTTGCATTGTTAATTGGTCCCAATCTAAATTGAATTCTTTCTTAGGTGGTTTCCATCCACTGATGTCTGTCTTTTCTATATCGTGGAATCCAAATTGACCATTCCATTTGTCTACATACCTTGCATTCTTTTCTAAAGAGAACCTTTCTGCTACCTCTCTAGGTGCAAACTTGAACCCTTTCTTTTCTAAGTGAGGTCTGTATTTTGTACAGATGACTAGGTCTTCTGGTTCATACACCCCTGTAATCATTTTACTACATTCTTCCATCAAAGCTTTGCTACGTAAAGTGAACCCACCATTACCACAAGGATATTCATCCCAAGTCCAAGGGGCTCCTATATAATCATAGTTTAAGAACTCATCTTCCCAAGCATCTGGGTTTAAAATCCACCCATCATTTTGAAATAATAAAAAGTACTCTGTATCTACATATTTATGTAGGTCATTTATTATAAATTTACAGTAAGTTTCCCTATCTTTCATAGGTTTTATTTTTGTCCATTCCTTTCTTTTTAAATCAAAAGGAGACAGTAGTTTTACATCTCCGAATTCTATATAATGTTGACAGATATCCGCAGCTTTAAGGAACTGTGGTATTCTTTTTTCAACACCTTCAACGCCAATAAGAGTACATTTCTTTATCGATTTCATATTTCATATCCTTCCTTTTCATATTAGGTTGTTTCTGTGCCCACTCCCACATCTTTTCTAGTCCTTCAAAGTGACTAGTTACATCTCTAAAGTCTAATAATAACTCAGACTTGTCGTGCGTAGAGAACGCTTGATGAACTTCGTGACGTGGTTCTAAGTGTACAATTTCTGCTCCACCCATTATATTAGATAAAGCTTCTGCAGCATTTTTAAGTGTAAGAGGCACAGCACTGCCTAAATTAATTATTTCTTTACTTGCACGAGGGTCTACTCCTGCTTTCCACATTGGTTCAAGACTGTCATCAATATAACTAAAAGCTCTGACCTGACTACCATCACCAAATACTGTAATAGGTTCGTTGTTTAAATGTTGATACATCCAAATACCAAACACATTACGATACCTGTCCCATATGTTTTGATTTCTACCGTATACATTATGCGGCCTGAGGATACACCAGTCTAATCCGTGTTGTTCCCCCGCGATTTGTATGTCCATTTCACAAGCTAACTTAGCTACCCCATAAGGGTCTTTAGGTGATGGTATCATATCTTCACTAAAAGGTGTTTCGTTTTCGCCATACACTGCCATAGAGGATGTAAAAACTAACCTATCTACTTCAGTCCTTATACATTCATTAATAATGTTTGCAGTTGCTACTACATTGTTAGTGTAATTATATCTTCTAATAAAAGGACTTAGACATTCTGCTGCATAGGCAGCAAAGTGAAAGACCACATCAGGTTTTTCTTTCTTAAATATTAATTCTAAATTCATTCTACCTTCTGTAGTACTGTAAGTTGTGCCTGACACTGCTCTATTTTTAGCTAAATCAAAGTGGTAAAACTTTGCCTTTTCGTTAATGTTAAATCGGTAACCTCCAGATAAATCATCTATACCAACAACTTCGTGCTTAGTATTTTCTATAATCCAGTCGGCTAACCTTGAGCCCATCATTCCTGCTATTCCTGTTATGAGTATTTTCATTCTTCTTTCCTCCATTTTCCATCTAAATCGATTAGTATATCCATCATAGTCCCCTCTTTGTATATAAAAGGTCCTACGTCTTCTGTAAAGGGCGGTCTATCCATTCCATCAGTTAAGTTAGTGCCGTGTTGACCCACCTGTCCGATGTATTCGCCGTTGTTAGTAACTGTAGCAATACCAATTTGACCTGCTCTAAGCATTGCAATTGTACGCGCTGCGTCTTGACTTGATGCTAGAGTCTTGAAACCTATCTTGTCATACCACTCAAATATTTTACGGTGGTCACGGGTTGCATAATCTATACCCTTAATAAATTGATTAAACCACTCATCATAGTAGGGTTTACGTTGTTCCCAAGAGTCCCTAGTAGTTGCATAACCCCATAAATGGTCAATAGGTTTTACCATATTAGGATATTTAAATTGCGCATCTAAACTAATATTATGGTCACCATAGGCACAAACCATACCTACTTCAGTGTAGTTATAAGCTTCTAACATATTCTTAATTATACTAATATACCAAGGAGATAATACTAAATCATCTTCTAGAAAAAGAACAGCATCATAATTATTAACCTCAAACAATAAGTTTTCTGCAAAGTTAAAGTTTTCTGCTATACCTACATTAGATGATTGATTGTATACCTTTCCTTCAGGTATGTAAAAGTTATATAACTCTAAGTTTTTGTTTATATCACTCTGGTTTGCACATTTCCTCCAAGAGTATTGGTTTATTGCACCATCTTGAAATAAATAAAAGTCCACATCTTTATCAGTCTGCCGGTTAATAGACTGTAATACTTTATCAAAGTAGTGTGGGCGATTGAATGACATTATTGCTACGGCTAGTTTCATTGGTGAAATTGTTCCAGAATATTTCTATTCTTTTTATTAAGGGTTATACCTTTGTGATGGTATATAAAAGCATCTAGTGCCATTCCCCTTTTACCTATAAATCTTTTATTCAATTCAATTTCATTACCTATGTTTATATTATTAGGATGAAACAAATTACCATCTGGTAATTCATTACGAATTATATCCCTAGTAAAACACATTAGGAATCCGTGAAAAAAGTTTATTTCTTTATACCCTTGCTTAAGAAATTTGGGTACATCATTATAATGTTCTTCATTATCTGCCAATTCTTGTAGACCTATATTATAAGGATATTGTGTGGCTATGTCAAACTGTTGTATAGGTTCCCAATTTCCGATTCCTTTACTATTACATAAAGGTGAAACCGAATGAAATCTAATTAAAAGTTTTTCAATTTTTTCTATACATCCTTTAGATATAAGTATGTCATTATTGGCTATGTATAAGTTAGTATACGTATTGTTTTTGTAGTAGTTGTATGCACGGTTCCAACTATCTGTCAGTCCCATAGGCTTATCTTTACCCATAAACCTTGCTTTGTACTTATAAGCTAAAGCTTTGACATCATCTTTCTGACTGTAATCATCAACTATAAGAACATCAATCATACCTTCTTTGTATATATCAGTCTCGTGTAGACTCTTCAGTAAGGCTTCTGTGTAATCGTTATGATTAAGAGTTGTAATTGCAAATAATATCATTTGTAATCAACTAATATTCGTGACCCTGAGACGGGGATTCTTCTTGATTCTGTAGTGAGTATTCCCATTCTGACTCCAATAATTTTTTAAGTAACAATATTGTTTCTTCTAAAGATTCATTATCAGTTTGCATTCCAACCTCTTCCCACATTTGTTCCATCATTTCTATAGAGACTTCTACCGGAAGATAGGACAACAGTATACCTGCTATCCTTTTACCTTCTTCTGGAGATGCTACCATTAATTTCTTTTACGTGGAGCTTCAAATACTTGAGTCGGTTCTGACTTTTCATTTACCACTTCAACTTCCACGCCCTCTTCTTTTGCTTCTTCAATCACTTCTTTCAATTCTTTCTTAACTTTTTTAACCATATCTATTCCTCTGAACTTCCAGATATTGTTTTATAAGTTGTACCAATCAATGCAGATTTTGCTTCGTTAACTTCACCCCAAGGAACGCAAGTTCCGGATAAAGCATCCCAAGCTAAACCTGTGATTTCTTCTTGTGTTTTTCCGGTGGTTGCACCGCTAGCTACCAAAGTATCCCAGTACTGGCTTCTACCGTTAGGTGAGCAAGTTGCTGTAAACCCTACACATATTCCTGTAGGTTCGTCAGCTGGGTACCATTCATATCTTGTGACTTTATAGTCTGTTGTATTTACCATTTTTACCTCTTTCTTTTAGTTGTTTTGCGTTTCTTTTTTTTTCCAGCAGTGTTATACGCAATTGCTGCTGCTTGTTTTGGTTTGTAACCTTCCTTTCTTAACTTACGAATATTTTTACTTATCGTCTTCTGCGTCTTCCCCTTCTTTAGCGGCATCAGCATCCTCCTGTAAACCAGCAAGGTATTCTTGCCAAGGTTCATCAAGTTCTCGTTCCGATATAAAATCGTTAACTACTTGGGCGTTCTGTTGAAGCGCAGCTTCTAGTTGCCGGTGTGATTGTTCTACTTGAGTAAGTCTTTCACCTAAGTTTTTACACTGTGATACCATAAAATTTAGGTTGCTACTTTCTAGCTTATCATCATTGCTTGCCTCGAAACGGGCAATCCAGTCTTCTAATTCTGCGACTTTTCTTTCTAGTTTCTTTGTCATTTTTCTACCTCAACAAACACAATACTTGTGTTTGCATATTTTTAGTTCTACTAACTTATCACCTGAATATCTATTTATACCTTTCGCTCGAAGGTTACTAATATGATACCCGGCTGAACCATCATCGTTATACCATCCCCAGTCACCAGCAGGCTCGTCGTTAAAGATAGCTTTAAAAACAAAAGCTATGTCTTTATTCTTCCAGTTGGCATTTATTAACTCCACTGCAATAGCAGTATTTTCTGAATGACCTAAGTGACCCCTTTCTATACCTTCATTTATTAATGTAAGTATACAGTCACGAGGTGGTATAATGTAATCTAACTTAACATCACCGCGTGGGTTACTATACTCTCTGCCATTTATAGTGTCTAGTAAATGGTCTATAGAGTTAGTGGGTGTGTAAGTTACACCTAATTTATCGCACACAAAGTATACGAAGTCTTTGGCGGCTTGTAAGTTACTATCTCTAGAGTTCACTATAGGGGTGTTATCTCTATAAGATAGTGTAATAATATCATCTAATTCTAAGTCTAACATTTCATCCACTGTTATCTGTATACATTTCTGCCCGTTAGGTTCCCCCGTTTTTTTATTTATGTAAGGGGTGTCAGGCATTCTACGTAAACAAGATACACTGTTGTTAATACATTGAGTGTCTAGTGTAGTAAGTGTATACTTATCTTTTAAGAACAATAAGTAATCCTTTATCATCACTCTTTTGATACTGTCAGATAAGTCTATAATTAAAGGAAAGTCTATGTTTAATTGAAAACCTCTGCCACCTGTGTAATATATACGAGGAACTAAATTGTTAGGTTTACAATATCTATTGTATAGTTTACGTACATCTTTTAAACACTTAGTAACATCTTTATCGTGGTCAAAATCAAACCATACTGTGTTTATTACTGCACTGTCGTAAATAGTTTTACCGTTTTCTATGCCAGTAAAAGCGTAAACACTAACGTAACAATTGTTAGTACCTGAATGGTGGGTTGATAATTGTAGAATATCTTCTACACTATAGCACTTAGCTATTCTTTGCGGGATACCGAACTCTCTGAATCCTTTAGACACAACTCCTCCATTTCAACTACCCAAGAAGTGGGGATGCATATAAAATCTACCCCATCTATATCAGAATAGTGATAGTTAATTACAATAGCTCTTTCACATTGAGCTACTACCTCCCCTATTGTTTCACAATATGATAAGTGATTACTAGGGTCTTCAATATCTATCTTCTTCTGTTGTGTAGCATTAGTTGCATCTAACCATTTGATTTTCATCAAAGGACCGTTATTCCCTAACACTTTCTTTCCACTCCTTGAACAGTTCTGCCACTACAAATATATCACTATCATCTGTACCGAAGTATTGACAATTAGATGGCGTTTCATTTACAAATATACCTTGACGTGGTCTATCAAACAACAACCTATTGTAAGGTATTTGTTGAATCTTTAACCAGTTTTCTGTTTTCATTTTAGTTTCCATATCATTTGTACGCTTGGTCCATATAGTTATATGATGACCTTGTTTCTTTAACCATTGCATAAATTCTGTCACGTTTGCTATAGGTTTACATAGACCATAGTCAGCGTTAGGGGAACATATAACGTGTTCCATATCAAATATAAAATTCATACCCCTAATCTCCACTTAAGGTATTCTACTGCAAGTGGATAAAATAATATAATAAAAAACATAACATCTAAATGTCCTGTCCAATTTATATCATTCATATATGTTTCTCCACCGTCTTGATAAAATCTAACCACATAGGGCCAACTGCTTTCATCCAGTCATAGTGTTTTATTGCATATTTACGTGCATTCTTTCCGTGTTCTTTACATACATCACGGTTTTTGTAGTAGTATTCTAAAGCGTCAGCGCCAGCTTGTTCATCCCATAAAGCCCTCATTGGAGCTGCTCTGATAGGAGTATCCCACCACATATCTTTGTAAGGTACAAGAATACCTCTGTCAGATTCTATCAACTTGTTGTCACCATCTAACCCGTGTGGGAATAACATTTCAGGTGGACATTCTGGTTCATCTGCACCAACTAATTCGTAACTAGTAGTGTAATTACATATAATATTAGGAACACCACAAGCCATTGCTTCTACTGTTGGTATACCAAATCCTTCACCACCAGTAGGGAGTGCGTGTACATCCATCATATTATAAATGTCAACCATACCATCATCGTCTGGGTTTTCGCCCTTTTCTAGGTTACCCATTGTAGGTGGGACTAAGTAATCTCTAATATCAAACACCTTGTCACTAGTCATATATTCTATGTTCCAACCCATATGGTCTTCCCAATGCATATGTAACATTAACTTAGCGTCATCAGGTGTTAAATTGTTACGCTCTACAAATAATTTAAACGACCTCATTAAACGAGGAATGTTTTTTCTATGTTGATTACGTGCTACACATCCAACTACGAAAGCATCATTAGGTTTAGGTATATCTCTTGGTTTAAAGAAATCTGTATCTACACCGTGAGGAATATAGGTAGATTTATAACCATCAAAATCATCTAACATAACCTGTTGTCCATATTTAGACATAGCTATAGGGAAATCAACGTGTTCCATTGTGCGTAACCAACCCGGAATTGAGGGTTGACCGTCAATAGGAATAATAGAACCTAATTTAAATCTAGGTTTCTGTGACATTTTGTAAGCTTTACGTGCTAATCTTATAAACTGTTGTTGATTCTGCCACGTCCCTTTATCATCTGCTAAAGGTAAGTTTACCATTGGAGGTTTTTTGTGGTGTGTAACATAATCAAACATCTGAATATCTAAATGAGTAAAAACTAAATCTGGTTTAAAACCTTCTAACCAGTGTTGAATAGACTTTTCCCCGAACTTTTCATCGCCGGGATACATTAATGGTAATATTTCAAAGGACACTTTCTTTTCATCTTGTCCTAATGGCCAAGGTGTTTCCCAATTAGGGTCGTGCTGTGGATTTTGACATCCAGCATATCCTACCTTATGTCCTGCATCTGCAAAAATACTTGCTATGTTTCTAGTGTTAGTACCGAAGCCCGTTGGTGCCCAAGGGCTATCTGAAATTGGCATTATGTTCATATCTTCCTCACTGTTTGATAGCTATAACATCAGTTTTACTGACTATAACTGTACCTTTAGTTCCGGTAAGATATATAAAATTATCATCATCGTTCATTATCTTTCCTCTTCCTACCTTTGTCTTGTCGTCTTCTTTCCAAACCACTTTTACTTCTTCATCTTTTAAAAAAGATGCTAACTTTTTATCATTCTCTGTTTCCATCATTACACCTCCAAGGTGTATTATTAATCACTAGTCCATTATATTTAAAGGTTCTGCTGTCTTAAATTGGTCTAATGGTATGAATGCGTAGTGGTTTAATTCTACAGCACCTCTGTCAGTGCGAGCATTATATCCTAATTTAAAGTTAGCATTACACATATCTAAATAACATATACCATTAGTAAAGTTTATTACAAAAAATACTTTATTTCCCATACCTATTAGTTCTATTGCTTTAGCAACTTTAGATGCTGGAACAATAGTTTCTGCATATGCATCTTTTGATATACGTCTTGACTTTATTTCGACATAACATTGTTTACCATTTCTATATCCTAGATAATCGAAGTGGTCAAATTTACCTAACTTTTCGAAATCCTTTCCTAACTCATCACCAATCTGTTTGATGACCATCTTTTCACGACCGATTCCCCAGTCGTAGTCTTTCTTCACATTTATTCTACTCATATTTATCTACCTCTTTCCATTGGGTAACGTGACACTCGGAACATCCCCAACCATTGAGGATACCGAATGCGCCATTATATTCTTTCTTGAACATAACGCAATTACAATCAGGGCACACAGGTATTGCTTCTACTTCTTTCATACAAACTCCAATAAACTTTGTTGTTTCCTATCTAATGCTGTAATCGGTGGTTTTTTATTTATCCACTGATTTAACTGAAACTTTTGTAACAGATTAGATATAATGTTCCAATGGTATTTAATGTCTATGTCATCTACACTATCAACATTTCCTTCAAGTTCGACACCACCATTAGTTTTGTAATAATAAAAAGAAGAACCTATCTTTACCTTCTGCCCTTCTGCTTTTGCTTTCGTAGCTAACTGCACTACTAAATCATTTTCGTTCTTATAATCAGCTATGTTTTGATTCATAGTTCGGGATTGTAAAAAGTCATCTACTTCATAATTTTCAAAGTTGTATAAGTCTTTTATAAAATCCTGATTTACTTTGTCATCTAAACGTGCATCAATTAATTTATTTAATACTTTAACGTAAAATGGAGAACGACTGCGTGACTTAAATGTAGAACCGTGTTTAGTTAGAGAACCATCAAGGTTTCTTAACACGTAGTTACCTATTGCTATCCAAATACCTTCAGTGAACTCGTCTTTATCTACAGATATCCATTCAGACTCACTGAGTGGGAATAAACTTGTCATTGCATTTCTTAATTCATCATTAATCCATTCTACATCTATATCACAGTTAGTGTTTACACCATCTGTATGTATGTAAACTACAGCATTATCACCGTATCTTTTTTGTACAATATTTTTAGCACCTAAGATTAACCATCTTGCTATACCTGTAATGGCTAGACCTACAGCTATGTCTCCATAACTCATATAGGGATTAGTGTTTGCTCCATAAAATGTGTTTACCATTATCTTCAAACCGTTAGATTTACTCTTTGCTTCGTGTCCACTCATTCTTTTATAAGGTTCACGCATTTCTTTAAATTGTTTACACATTGTATATAAACAAGATTTATCTTTCAAATCAACTCTGATAATAACATTCTTATCTAATACACTATCTGGTATAGTTAATATCATATACAATCCAGATTCAGCGGACTCACAACCAAACTGAGTTATATCATAGTCTTCATATCTTAATATACGTGTAGTATCTGGTCCTAAATTTAAAGCAAGAGCTATACTAGGATACATAGACGCAAAGTCTACCTTGTAATTATACTTATGAAATCCGGGACTGTAAAGGTCAATGTGCGCTGCTTGAAAGCTCTCAACTTCAGGGTGCCTTTCGTTGTTTTTATCAAACGTTAAAATTTTCTTTTTAAATAGCGCCCTCCCTTGAAGTATTTTAGTTATAAAAGAATCTGCTGAGTTCATATAGGTTTCTAGTGGAACTTTAAGAACCTCAGCGATATACTTGTGTTGTGTAAAATAATGATTAAATAAATATTTTGTTGCATCACAGTCACTCAACACGTACTCATTTATTGTTTCTAAATCATAATCAAGTATGTCATTAAGGTTAAAATCTAGTTCAATAGGTTTAAGACCGTAAAATCTAGACACATCTTTTAATCTTTTACTTAATCCAGCAAGAGCGTAATCTCGTGATGCAAAGTTGTAAACGTCAACCACTAACCTGCCCCAAGTATCCACTTTCATCTTCTTATGGTATGAAAAATCAGACTCCCATCCATATGTTTCGTGGTTGTCACGGTTTAAATAGGGCCTTAAATTAATGTTGTGATGCCCTGCTCGAGCAAATAACTGTGGTATATCGTAACCAATAACGTTGTAACCGTAAATAATATCAGGGTCATAGTTCTTTACAAACTTTGCGAATTCTATTATTAATTTTTTATCATCCTTACCATCCCATAAAATAGTCTCACGTTGACCATCATCAGTGACAATACCAACTGCAACTATAGGATGCTGAGGTCCAGAGGGAAAGGAACCATCTGCTGAGGTTACTTCTAAATCAAACCCTAATGATGTAGGTTCTCTACTCTCAAACTCAGTGAAGAACTCAGGGTGTTCTATGCACACTCGTTCTATCTCATTTCTAGTAAGTCCATCTATCTTAGCTAAAGGAGAAATAGCTTCAGGTCTAAGTGCTCCTAAATTTTCTACGTGATACTCCTTTAATAATTGTGTAGTAGATTTACCCAACATATTGTACTCTCTACCATTACGGTCGTGCATATAGTATTTGTGGGTTCGTGGTGACTTAATAACTCTCTTATCGCCGTTGTGCCATACTATTATTTGCTGGTCACCAGTCATTCTGTTGACTGTGTTGTAAGTACTAAATGCTGACAGAGGAACTTTCATCCAATAGGTCCCGGTCTATGCTGAGGTAACCCATCTTCATCCTCTTCTTCCTGCTCTATAACAGGTAACACTTCAATCAATCCAACAGCATCCATTATAGCCATAGCCCATACTTTATGCATCATACTATCTTCAGTTTCTTCTGCTCCAAGTATAGGAGACAAACATTCCTGATATTGTACATTGTGATACTGAGCACATTCCCTAAGGATTGCTACCCATTGTAATCTTCGCTCTTCTTTTTCTTCATTCATACTATCAACTTCTCTGGGACTAGGCCCTTCCTTTTTAAAACTTCGCGCTCTGTAGGCCTGTATCTGTAAACTAAATCACTCTTCTCGTCGCTTTGCACTGCCCATTTCTTAATAATTATAATATCATTTACTCTACACCACATTTTTTTCTTTAGTCTGCCGGGTATGCGTACCATTCTGTACTTATCATCTTCACAGAAAGCTTTCATTCTAGAACCACCGGTAATATCTGTAACAGTAGCAAGCATTTCACCACGTGGTTTATATGGGAGTTTAACCTTCATACCAACCTCCATAGTCTTCAGGTTTGTAGGATGGCGTTTCAACTTGAGAAGGTTTCTTGGACATAGTGCCTAACTGAACTGTATCTCCAGTGAAGGGGTTGATAACTTCCACATCAGTACAATGTCTTTCTACATACTCGTTTGATATTTCACCCCAAGTATCTTTAACTAAATCTGCTGTATTATCTATTACATCACCCCAATTTATCTTAGTGCTTGGTTCTCTAATCAATGGTGATTTAAAGTATAATCGTTTACCGTTATCTTCTTCCATTTCAAGGAATCCAAGCATTTGTAAAGATGTGAGTAGTGGTGTAACACTCTTACCAGCGAAAGGTAAACCAGCTTGTCTAGCACATTGCTGTATTTCTTTCATACTCATTTTTACGACTTCACTTGTCACCATCCCAAACTGGTCTATATCACTGTCTGGAATTAATTTAAGTATGTCAATACCGTGTGAAGGCATCTGTAAACATTCTGTAACAAAAGTATCTAAGTATATCTGAGCAGCTAACCAATTATGTTTAGGTGTAACTAACCCATAAGTCTTTCCATCTCTTTCCATTGTCATCATTTCATCAGGGTAAAACCTTGCTACAGCGTTAATTAACTTCAAGAAGTAATGCACTTTACTCCGTGCTATGGGGAATAATGTAGGTATAATATCAAATAAGAAGGGAGCGCAAGGATTACGCACTTGTATTGCTCTAGTATCATCCCTGTTAATGATACACTTAGCAATGTGGTCTTTTAATCCTTGTATTTCCTCATCTGTCATTGTTATAATATCTTCTTGAGGTCTTGCTGTAGTGTCTAGTTTATACTTGATAACATCTTCGGTCTGTTTTACTGTAGGATTGGTATGTGTGACCATATATCTACGTTCTAACTCAGCATCTAAGAATGCATCACCACGCTTATTTTCTACAGCTTTACACATAAACACAAACTTAGGTATAAGTCGTTGTTCACGTATGTCACTTATGGTTACATCAGTTCTTTTCCTTATAGCTGGTCTATCATCTGCCCAAGTTTTAAGTATTTCAATAATACTTTCCGGACATTTCTGTGCTTCAGGAATTGCTATGAATCTAGAACCATTTATCTCATCCATACTATACCATAAAGCAGTATCAGATAACTGTTCTATAACTGTAGTCTTGATAGGTGTCCCTTCAAGTAAATTAAAAACAGCATTCATAATCACTGTCTTTCCTGTTCCACTATAAGCATTAATCATAAAGTTTGTATCTTCAAGAAGATAAGATAAAGCAGCAGTAACCGCTAGTTTATCCTCTCCAATAATAGGGACCAATTCCCCTTTACTGTTTCTTACATTGTGGAAGTATCTAACTAAGTCTGTTATTTCAAACTGGCTCAATGTCTATACTCCTTTGCTTTTTTAACATCTAATAATCCATTTTCTATTAATCTAATTGAATACTTCTTTGCATCCTTATCTTCTATAATAGGGTATATCTCTTTGATTAGTAAGAATAAATCTATTAAACTCATAGGTTTCTGGTCGTAATCCACAAGTTTCATTACTAATTCTTCAGGGACAATCCATTTAAAATCCTTTACCATATTTTGATATGCATCCAACGGTGAAGGTCTAAATACTTCTTTTACATACATCTCTTCATCTGATTCTACAATATCATATCCGTTATATTTTTTACCATTCATATTAGTTAACTGTCTATATGAAATCTTAAAAACTATATCACAAGGATTCTTGTTATCATCAAAGAGTGTTGAAAATATCTTTTGTAAATGAGTGTGTGTAGTTAAATTTACTGATAAGTATTTAACCTCGTTATTACCCTTACTTACATAGATACCATAAACATAATCTGTGCTTTTCTTTATGCCATTTTGGCAGTGAAAGCAATCTTGGTCAAGAGCAGCCCAACACTTCACATATGAATTCTTGGCACTGCTCCAATGCTTAATGTTTTTCAAAGGATTAACATAAGCAAATTGACCTAAAGCGGTCATCGAGTTGGTTAACCATACTCTCTCGCTCTTGGGCGACTGTATCCAATCGCTAAAACCACTCACCTTAATCTTGGGTTTGGGTTTGTTGCGGCTGGTCGCCTTTGTCGTACAATCTAAAGTATGGTTTGTTGCTGCCTTCTTCCCAGTAGGAATTCCTAAACATTACAACTGCTTTTCCATCTTTAGTCTTTCCGGAGTAGTAAACTTCTCCTTTCTTGCTCTCGTTTCGGAATAATCCGACGATTTCTTCTAATTTTCCATTACTTTGTGGCATTTTATTACCTCTTGCTAAGTAAGACGAACCCAGTATATATAAGTTCGCCCTTAACTGTCATCTATCACCATTCTTCCTGTGGCCATATCAATACTATAGAAATATCCTTCCCTGTTTGCTATAGTTTCTTGTGTATTATATTCATATTTTACTTCTTCTACTACAGGGTGAAGTTCGAGTAAACATCCACCGCAAAATAGTTTATTACCTATAAGTCTGGTTTCTGAAGTCCAAAATTCATCAGGGTCATTATTCACCCTTCTTTGGCACATACAACACTTACCCAAATATGCTTCTTCATCACCTATACTACAGACTTTGATTACACTATTAGCTTGTTTCACTCGAACATTCCTCTCATACTACTGCTTGGTGGATTGTCAGCACTAGTTAAGTGTGCGTCTCCGTGCAATTCTTTCAACAGTTTAGCAAACTCTGCAAACTGCTTCATTACATCTTCTAAAGACTGTGTTTTATCTGTAGGTATAATGTCTAACTCGACATTACCTAATCTCATTGAGTGTCTGGAATGTGCTCGAAGTAAATCGTTTTCACGTGCTTCTAACACAAACTTTTCCATCAATTCTTTTGGCTCTTCATTCATCTTCTTCTTCTCTGTCATTTATTATTTCTCCAATTTTGTTCACTGCGGTCCAATTCAACTTGAACTCTTTGTCAAATATACCTATCTTTATAAAAGATTTGTATAGACTTTTTATGAGTCCCATAGTCTCATCAACCTTATTCTCTAATTGATTAAATTCGTGATGCATTTCATCCATTTTATCAAGAATATCCTTAACATTTTCTACGAAAGGCCACCAATCACCTGTAAGGCTTTCGGTTCTTCTTTCTATGTTTGTTCTCCATTGAGCGTGTGGTTCCATATAATTTCCTCCTTTTGTTTAACTCTGCTACGTGCAGGTGTTCGACCTTTCCACTCTTAGGATATGTGTATGGTTTTATTAGCCCAAGCCAATGATTCATACAGTTTTCAAACGTAGGTTCTAATCCTTTATTCACTACCTTTTGGACAATAGTATGTTTGAACTTAGGATTGGATTTATCCCACATCCTTTTAAAATTATCCAAACATTTGTCCGTCATATTCGCTTCCTTTCTTTTCATTTTTCTTTTCTTTACCAAACATATCTGTTATGTTCTTTGGCAAGCTACCTATCATAGCCATCTTTTGCTCAAAGAACTTAGTGTAAGCTAGTAATATAATTTCATCTCGCTTTGACATCTTGATACTATTGTTAATAGTGCTGAGTGATTGTAATATATCCATAGGTGACATAATATTAAACACCTCAATCCACTTCTCATACACCGCTCTATCTCTGTCAGAGCTAAGTAATTCATCTAAATCTATATGACCTGTCTCAAGGTCCTTGAGTTGATTCAGAAATTTTTTAATCATTTTGTTCACTACCCTTGTTCCTATTTAAAAGTTCTGTTAAGTCATATCTTACAGGTTTTGAGAGGCGTGGGAGTTCAATTCCCATTGTCTCTATTACACCCCATTTAACGGACTTTCTTGTTGCGTCACAGTATATGGCATCTAACTGATAAGGTGTTAATGCAAACACACGTTTATCACGGGGTTTATCTTTTCTAATAAAGAACCAAGCTTCACCACCTGCTTTCACTAAATCTTTAGCGTATTGTATTTGATGTTCTGGTACTGCTGCCTTTTTATTATAATATAAGGGAAAAGAAGTTTTGTTTCTGCTGGTCTTACACTCTATCAAAATAGGAGTGCCTTCGTGAACTGCAAAGAAATCGCCGGGTTGTTTTTCTGCGATTGCTTTCTTCACAAATCTTGACACATCATTGGTGTCTTGTATTCTAAACCACCAGCATTCTGTATCATCTAATGATTTTCTTATTTCCCATTCAAAATTCTTACCGGTATAATTATTTGCTTTCATATTTCACCTTCTTATATATTATATATAATAAACCAAGAATAGGGCCGTCAAGAACACTTATTATTATTACCCATTCTGTTATACTCATAATGAATTCCACCATAGTGTAAGTATTACTATTGTAGCGTAAAGTATTATCGCCCATTCACGATTAGAAAAATACATCAACTAAAGTCCTCCAATGATGTATTACCCTGAAATGTTAGCTCCATTGCTAGTTTATGATAATCTTCAGACAATTCTATTCCTATTCCTTTCCTACCTAATTCCCGAGCAACTCTGCAAGTTGTTCCGCTGCCCGAAAATGGGTCTAACACTATGTCGCCGGGTTTACTGCCAGCAAGTATACATTTCTTAGGTAACTCTGGTGGGAACACAGCAATGTGTGAGTTTCTTATCGCTTTAGGTGCAATAGTCCACACGTCTCTTGAGTTCTTTCCTTTGGTTGGGTCACCTACTATCATTCTCTCTCCTTTCTTATTATATTTCTTAGGTGGTTTGCTAATTAAAGGCTCTCTTATGGCATCCATATCGTAGTAGTATTGTTGATTCTTCGACAGCAAAAATATAAATTCGTGCGACCGTGTCGGTCTGTTCCTAACGCTTTCAGGGATGGGGTTAGGTTTGTGCCATACAATATCACAACGCAAATACCATCCTGCTTCTCTGAGGGCAAACGCAGCCACCCACGGCACACCAATGAGGTCTCGGGCTTTGATATTAGCTCCTGTTTTATTGACCTTAGTGTTTCGCGTTCCTCTTCTATCACTGCCTGTAGCACCGCCTGTGTTTCCAGAAAACCCGGCATAACTATCTCCTATATTCAACCATACTGTTCCATCCTCTTTTAACTTAGGTTTTATTTCCTCAAATAGTCTCACTAAATTCGCAGCATATTCTTCTACTGTAGGTTCTGCTCCGAACTGATTATCATCCCCATAGTCCCTCAGCGCCCAATAAGGCGGAGAAGTGACAACAGTTTGAATAGAGTTATCATCTAATGTCCTCACTACTTCAACAGCGTCTCCCTGAAGTAACTCAGGCTTCAATGTGTGTGCTCCACAAATGCTGCACACTTCTGACACGTAATATGTTTATTCCAATTACCGCGCCTCATAAATCGTTTTTCTTGTGAGGTTACTTCTCTGATACCACACATCGTGCTTCCTGTCTCAGGGTTTAACATATGTCTTTTACGCATCTGAATCTCCCATCTCTATTTCTCTTACTTCTTCTTTATTCATATATACACTTTCCTTTCTGGTTTAATTAACCGTTGATAACACGTATAACAATAAGGATTACCAGCGGTATCTCTATATCTTACGTGGTTAAAAGATAATCTACATCTACACGTATTACACGCCACAATTTTAAGGGGTTGGGTCATAACACTCTCCACACGGCAAACAACAACCTTCAATTAACTCGTGACCACAGGCAGGACACGCTTCATCATCCCACTCAGTTACGCTCATTCTTTAGTCATCCCTCGCTGTTTATTCATTCTATCTATTAGGTGTTGGAACTCTTGGTCTTCAATCTGCTGTAATATGTCACATACTAGGTCCCACTCACGATTCTCTGTCTGCTGCATACCCATTCTTATCATTGGTAAGCATTCTACATCTTCTTGGTCTAACTCTACTGTATATCTAGCCACGGCGCATCACCCCATTTATCCTCGCCCTCATATATTTTGTCCATAAATCTCATTATAAAATGGACAAAAGCTAATAACATTATATGTCTCCGACTTAATGGCATTATTTCTTTACTTTCCTAAACCAATTGCGCTGTGCAATTCTTATAACAAATCTCAACAATGCAAAACTATAAACTTTATTCAATTTAATCCTACCATTAATTGCAGGTTCGTGAACAGCAAGTCTCTCTTTATATTGCTCATCTGTTTCGTGTATATTTTGGTCAGGTATTGAATCAGACTTAGTTTCTATCGTAATAGTTTTCTCAGTCTCATCATACTCGAATGTAGCATATTTTAATTCTCTCTTAATTACTACATTATCTGCTTCTTCATTTGCCATATCGAATAAATCTTCAGCTTCTTCATCAAAGATTTCTTCTTCTTCTATTTCATTCATTTCTTCTGTCATATATTCTCCGGTTGGAACAAGCACAGGAGAAGCGGGGAAAACAAGTATAAAACCCGCAGTTGTGCTTATTCCGGTTAGATTCATTACCAATAATGTATATAAAGGTTATTATCAGCGTGTATCTCCTTTAGTTCTTTTAGTTCCATCAGCAGTATACCAATTGTTATTACTTCTTGCGGATTGTCTCAAACATTGTCTACAATCTTTACACATCTTATGGCTTTTGTCATAAATAGCGTCACATTTTTTACACCAATTCCATTTCTCATAACCGCCGGAAACTCTCGGTGGTCCACAACTAAACTTCATTCCATTTTTATATTCTATATTTTTTGCTTTTGTCATTTTTTTTCTTTCCTTTCGTTTCACTTCCCATAACGGGAGCTTAAAAAATTGCATTTCATCTATAATTTTTTGAAGTCCAATTTTCTTTTTCATTCAATAAATCTTCCTCTATACCCTATTACTCTGTGTCTTCTCTGCTCGTTCATCCACTCTTCTTTAGTGTAATCTCGTTTATACCAATTCCTACTGTAATGTAAATCCCATCTACAGCTATCACAGTAAATAACGCCACCATAAGAAGTAAAGTCTTTCTCACAAGCACTACATTCTCTCTGTTTAATCATTTATTCATATACCCTTGCGCTTTCTCCCACTCTGCTATCGTTTCATATGCTTCTTTGATATGTCGTGGGATAACGTGTCCTCTATGCTTCCAATAATCTATATGTTTTACCATTATTTATCTCCACAATGAGGGCAGTTAAACGTGTGGTGTTGCTTCATTCCTATGTATTGATTCTTACATCTTACGCATTTCATTTTTATATTTCCTCTTTTTTATTTTCACACGCTTTTTAGGTTTTCTTTTCAAAGTAGAAAAGTCTATCCAACCTGTTCCTCGCCGTGTGCACGATGGTTCGTCACTATAATCTGCTGACATAATCTTATTTATTGTTGTCCCTATATTTAAAGATTAACTTTTGTAATCTATTCAGTTCTGATTGTGCTGAATATAATGTAAACTCAATCTCATCTAATAATGTATACCCGCTGAGTGGTTCAGGGTCGCATATAGTATCTAATTTCTCATTAATAGTAATAGAATCTATCATATCCTGCTTACATCCACAACCACATAGGTCAGGCAAGTTTTCAAGAACGTCATAGTCCTTGTTCTTTATTGCTTCACAAACTGCATCTATAAACTGTGCAGTATTGTTTATGTTTACTTTCTTAGTCTTTTTCTCTTTTTCGCTCATTCTTTTTCTCCAATACATTTTCTCTTATGACACTCGGTGGGTCAGCCTTACGTGGGTCGTAAGTCACAGGACCAACCTCTATCATACCGCTTCTGTCTTCTTTGACATATTCTCCGATGTCGTCTGAACTAAAGTCCAGCAAGTCATCATCTGTGATGATATTATTCTTCATCAACTCAGCCACAAACAACGCAAATAGTTTTTTTTCTGCTTCGTTCATATCATTTATACTGTATTCTTTCATATTTAAATCTTATGCTTCAGGTGGGTCTGGTCTACCTGTAACCTTTGGATGCACATCTATCCCAGCGTTTACCCAACGGATTGTGTTACCATTTTCCCATACGCAGTATGCAGCACGTGGACCAACATCACTTCTGTGGTCATCATATGCGCTGCCATAATCATTATCATTAATGTAGTTCTCCATCAACCACACTAATTGCGCTCTATTCTTGAATGGGTTAGTCATTCTTGCTGGTGGTAATCTATCGTAATCTAATAAATGCTCTTGAGCCCACAAGTTAAACACAAGGTCATACTCTTCGCTGGACAAACTAATTCCGTGTCTGTTGTATGCTTCTATAATTATATGTTGAGTAGCACCTAACACAAAGGCATAACGGCCGTCAGATAATCTGATAGGAAAATGCTCTTCATTCTTGCGTGTTGATGCTCCCCGTTTGTATAACATAATGTCACCTGTAATTTCGTCAAAGCCATTCTTTAACCTCGTAACAAGCTGTGGTGGAACGTGTTTACCACGCCACACATAATTGTTACCCTTCTTACGATACAATATACCGAACCCGTGTGCTTGTTGAAAGTGGTTACTTTTCAGCGAGTCATACATAGCACGACCTATCTGATGAACGCTCTTCATTAAGTCGTATCTTGTGTACCTATCACGCCATTCTCTTAGAGCGAACGATAGGGTTGGGTGTGTCTCGTCACTGTCGCCGACAATTAAGTCGGTCATTGTGTCCATCGAAGCCATCATTTCTTTATTCAGTCTGTATATCTGCATCTTGCTCTCCTTTCTTTTTTAGTTCTTTGTAAGTGCTGTGTCCTGTTCCTCTCGGATTTTTATTCTTCAGCAGACGTTTCCGCCAATATTTACTGTCATCGTAATATGCTCTGATAAGGTCTTTGTCAATCTCTGACACTTTTTTCCGGCGTCTCACTTTCTCAACCTCTTTAATAGATTTGCATCCCTTTTGCTCCATCTACCTACAGAATTTCTATCTCTCTTTAACGCTCTGGGGTTCCACATATTTGTGTTTTCTCTCATCTTTCGTGTGTTGCTTTCACTATGCGACACGAATTTCCATTCACCATCACGACCCCTAAACCGAGCAATCTTATACTCTTCAGTAATAACTTCGCTTGGGTCCCATTCATTCTGACACAGCGAACAATGATATGCATCAAAAGAGTTTTTATTCTCTGCTCTAAACCTTAGTTTACCTTCTGATGCTTCTTTACATTCAGGGCAAGTTACTTTAACATTTGCGCCGTGTTTCTTAGGCAACGTAATAACCTCCATCTGTGCTGTCGTAATCATAAAAATCACTGTCATCATTAAGAACTTTCCAGCGGTCAAGATATGTTTGTATGTCATCCATACTAACTATAGCATCATAATTGTTTTGTAAAATCGGCACATAATCTTCGAGTATGTCGCACTCTACAAAGTAAGCAACAAAACCATTAGGTATGACAATGGACTTACCTGAACTGCTGACTCGTATCTCTTCGTCTTCGGCAAGTCTATCAAGACCTGAATATTGTCCCTCTTCGCCCTCAATACGGTCAAGCATATCGTAAAACTTAATGAGTTTATCTTCATCTGACCCATCTGCTTTAGTCCAACCACTTGATTGTGTGCCATAATACTTGACGCCGCCATATGATTCGTAAGAATAAGCACCTGCCCAAGAATATACTGCACGAGTTGGTTCAAATTTGATTTGCTCTGGATGTTCTGTAAAATAGTTAAGTAATAACGGTAGTATATGCTGCATAAATCCGAGTGAACGTTGTAAATGCTCCATAACTACATATTCGTTGCCTGTATGTGCATTGTAATAACCAGCAAACAAGTTGATACCGTTGATGTCAAGGGTTGATACAATCTCGCTGACATCGGATATTGAACCGTTGCACGTTTTGAGACCAAATGCTTTACCCCACTCACCAAGTTGTGTGTCCATATCATCGGAGCACAATTTGTAGTCACTATTTTGTGTGATGATGTCGGTGTTGCCGTTCCTGTCAATGGTAATATTGAATATAATATCACTGAACTTGTCGCTGTGATGTTCCATTGCGTGTCGAGCACCGTTGCATCCTGTTTCTTCTGATACGGTCAGAAGTCCGCTGAGTGGTATGTCTATTGCTTTGTTGTTGATTGTCTTCAACACAGCAAATACACCGCACTTGTCATCGCCACCAATTACCTGATTGTTTGTTGAGCGCAACACAGTTCCGACATTAGGCTGGAACTCGACAAGAATGTCGGGAGCAGCACTGCCTACTGTGTCCATATGCGCATTCAGCAAAATACGTTGATTACCCTCAACGTGGTTTGTGAAGTAGATATTACCGGCAGTATCTATCTCGTATTCTATCTCAGCATCACGGAGATATTGCGTCACGTATGCAATCATAGCGTGTTCGTCTCCGCTTGGGCTGAAAATAGAAAACATAGAGCCGAGTAAATCTACATCACTCATTGCTGTCATATTTTCTGGTATTTTGGTAACAACTGACTTACTAGCTTGTTGCTTTTCTGCAACTGTTTTATTGCTTTCTTTCTTAGTCATTGTTTTCTACCTCGATTATGTAATATTCTTCTCCGCTTATATACTCACGTGCTGAGTATTGAACGAATGGAGGAGCCTCTGCGTCTCTACGCACATTGCTGAGCTTGAGTCGTTGGTCCTCGTCTTGATAATAAGTAAATGTCGCTTCACTGTTGTCAGGTTTGGTCTCCCAAAATGGAACCCAATCCAGCGTGTAAAGTCTTGGTCGTGTTGTAGTAGTATCTCTGCTGAATTTTTCTGAGTATCTAATAAAACTAAATATACTGCTGTCGTGTCTTGAATGACGGTAAGCAAGTAAGTGGAAGCCTTCAGTAAATGTTGAGGTTGCCCAATCATTTAGTGCTTCGAATAGTCCAACATACACTTCATTCTTTACATTTGAATGCTGTGATAAGTATATTCTGGATGGAGCAATACACATAGGATGCTCGTCATCCCACTGCTCTTTGAATAGTCTGATGACTGCACGGCCAATAAGAGTGCCGTGTTCGTCACGCAGTATAGCAAGCAAATGTGGGTTAGTCATCATATCGGCAGCACCGAAACCATATGCAGTGCTGTTACTTGGCGTCTGACAACTACGCAGTGCTTCACCTGCTTGGAAATTTTCCCATAACGTTGATACATCGAAGCCAATTTGGACATCGACTAACTTGCTTACTACATTAGTTTGATATTGTTGGAAATAATCTGCCCACTCAGTGCGGCCATTTGTCCTTCCTGTATATTGTGGGAATTTAAGTCGATATGCTCTGGAAAAGACTTGATTGAGTGCTCTCTTAAGGTCTGCTCCGTCATCAGTCTTGTTATCTTTCAGCATTCTAATAATTTTTTCTTTATTAGTTTGTTCTAAAGCATAGTCAAAGTAGTGTTGACCTAGCGTTTCCATACTAACTTCACAGCCATCTATATATTCACCATTGCTTCGGTGATAATATTTCAGGCAACCTCTAAAAATATGCCGTAATGGGTGATATAGACCATACTTTTTATGCTGGTCTAAGAATAAATCTAATTTCATCATATCGCACAACATTGCTGCTGTGCGTTTGTAGACAGGACTCGTCAGCTTGATTTGACCATTCCACCAAGATTCGCCCTTATCAGTATTGAAGCGAGGACCGAGTGCATTTTTGTTTATAACATACCTGTTATGCTCGTAATCATCTAAAGCGTGATTGTAATATCGGGAAAGCAACATATAATCGTGACCCGATAATGGTGAGTATGAATTTGCTGTAAGTATATTAGTCACGCTGCGTGACATTGAATTAGTGGCAGCACAAATACTTTGGTCATTTCTGTTGTAACATTCTTCACATCTGCCGTCATAATAGTGGTCGCTGCCTACTTCGTAGAAATCTATGTCAGTACCACACTCACGGCAATCAGTGCAAGATGTGTCTCCACAATTGTAGCAAACAATCTCACCGCTGTATTCTTGGTCGTTGTAATAGTCACCATTTTGTAGTGCGATAACCTCGCCGCAATTGTCACAGTCACAATAATCATCACCGTGACGGCAGTCGTGACATATAGTGCCATTCGGCGTATCGAATTGGTCATCTGATGCTGTGAACTCATCTGAGCAGTCGTTACAAGACCACATCTCCTCACGACAACCTGAGCAAACACACTCATAAGCTGCTGTAGATTCGATGTCGGTTGACTGCTCTTCAGCGCCACATACATCACATTCTGCTGTTTCTATTGTCATTACATTTCCTCTTTGCTCTCGCACTGTTGCTTTAGGTCTTTGGTTATATATAAAGACTCACACCAGCGTATTTTGAGCGAACATTGCCGGGAATAAAGCGGACGTAGGAGCACGGGCAAAACAAGACCCGCTTTGTCGACCACTTCATCCCTATCGGCGTTCATTAATTAAATTAGCTCTATTACTTCTCCCCATTGCTCGTCATCAACAGTGCCGTCTTGATACAACGGCGCAGTCCATAACTTGCCGTCAACCATTGCATATATGTTGCCGGGGAATAAGTCTATACTAAATGTTTCTTCATTGCTTGGTATCATCTTCGCTTCCTCTGTATCATTCTGCCGTCTACACGACTCTTGTCTTTGCTGTATTCATTCTTGCCGTGCACACCACCGCTGTTGTAACCCATACCTGCGTGCTTCTTTACGTCAGTCATAATTGCTTCGTGATTAACATCCTTGTCAGCAAGTGCCTCAAAGAATTGCCGTAAAAAGTTATCAATGTCAATGTGTGTAATCATCGCTGGACTCTTAGAAAACCAGATTGCTGCATTTTCTCGGAGTGACTTGCTTATTTTCTTATCTGCTGGATATACATTAAGCATTGGCCGTGACCCTTTAAGCCGTGACATATAATTATTTAGCTCAGCAAGTATTTGTGCTGGAGGCATTGCTGCTTCCTGATTATCTTGCTTCATATTTTCCACCAAATACCGTGCTCTGCGTAATGTTGCCGCATTGGGCCAATATTTTTAGCCGGCACATATGCACACGGCGTAGCTGCGGTGTCGTCACGGAAGCACGAACACACAACGCCCGGCAACAAACCGTAATGCATTGCTTTGTGCATTCTATAACGCTCTATTTTCCTGTCCGGCGTATCTGGTGTTCCAGCATAGGTAGAATATTTCTGCTCTATGCGTTTCTTTTCTTTTTCTACTTGAAGCACTTTGTAGAATGCTGCGATTAGTTCCTGCTGTAAATGCGCAGGAAGTAAATCGAGCGAACCAACTTTTGCTTCTAGTTGTTTTTGCTCTGTTTTGTTTAACATTTTTGCTCCTATCTATTGCTTAATAGACACTGCTCTAACATCAGGGTTAGTAATAAAACCTCGTTCAAGCGTTAAAAAAATCGCGGTAATACAGCATATGCAAGGACTTATATAGAGCCTTAACTAATATAAGCATAGGGCTTAATTGTGTATGCTTAATTTATCTATGCTTAGCATATGTATTGAAGCATATGTTAAGATATATTATGCTCTAGTATCACTAAGCAAGATATATTAGCTATGAGCTCTATTAAGCAAAAAGAGAGAGAGTGCTCTATTATATACCTGCTAAGCATATGTTATTGGCACACGAATGCTATAATATGTCCTTACACGTATGCTTTGGGACTTTCTGTTAACGCTCACACACACCAAACCAGTTCAGCAAACTAGAACCAGTTTAGGTTCAGCAATTACTCACCAGCGCTATCAGACGTATTGCTTCCACGTGGGACCTATTACAGCAAAGCAAAAAAGGAAAAAAAAACTAAAGCAAGTTTCTCATCAACGCATACGGCAAAGATTGCCTTTATATAGATGTGATTGCTTCAGCAAATTCTCACTGCCGCGGCAAAGGTTTCTCACCCCGGCGAAGCGAAAGCGATTGCTTCGGCGAAAACGCACTGCCTTCGTCTCTTCGTTCCTGTAGACAAAAAAGATGAGCAGTTTTAGGTCGTGCTCAGGACCTCCTACGCAACTAGGTGAGATATGAGTAAGTATCAGTGCATATCTTCACACCAAAATGGGTCTTTTTCTTTTAGTGGGTCAAATATGACTGTCTGGGTTTCTTCATCGTAATTGATTTTACACGTCTTTCCTTTGTATACTAAATCCATTAAAGGATGGAAACAGTCAGACCTTGTATTAGTCGGTTTCTTGTCTAATGCGTTGATTAATGCCATCATTGCATCTTCATATAGACTTTCACCACAATCACCACAACATACTTTCTTCGAGTATTTACCTACGTGTTCACAATCAGTCATTTCTAACTCCTTCTTCTAACTGTCTTTGTTCTGTGTGAACTTCTTCAGTGATATAATCTAATACTCTGGTAGCGTTTCTTACATCAAGTCTGTTGTATGCCTTAATGAATCCTTCCTCACAATAGTAATTGTATTTTGAATTAATATAAAATGAAGGAACTAAGTCGTCAATTAAAAGTCCGTAGAATATACGACCAAACTCTCTTTTGTTTAGTCTATTTAAACTCTGCATTGTCCCTAATGTATTAGCCACAATACTAAATGTCTTGTCTTTACTCATAGTTAATAATAAAAAAAAATCTTGTAGGAGCCCGAGGAACTCGGTCCTGACTCCTACTTACTTTCTTATGGAAGAAATTACTTAGTTAGTATCTCCAAAGATTTCTTACGAGACTCCATAAAGGACTTACACAATGCATCCAACATCATATCTTGTGAGTCACTGTCAACAAACTTTAGAGTTGCCTCATTTGTCTTTGCGACATATTTCTTTAATTCTTGTGGATTTTCACTGTAGTGAGCTATCTCATTTGCAATTACTTCAGCAGTCTTACGAGCTTTCCTTTCTGTTGGATTCCTACGTAGTTCTTGACGTGCCTTATACTCTGGTATGGCAAATTTCTCCATATAGTTCTTAATGGCTATCTGTTTTTCCTTAGTGATTGGGACTAATGCGTGGTGATTCGGATTACCGATATACACTTTACTCCCTACTGATGCCACTGCACCTATGTCTTTCCTACCACCGTGTGGTCTGGAACCTTTCTTGTAGTGATTCTTGTTAGGCATATCATTACACCCATATGCACGGAAGATAGATTCCCCGTCACCTGTGCCATTCTTTGTTACAGGGTCAGGAACATCGAAATATGTTCCACGACTACCTGTTTCTTTCTCGACTACGTGAATCCACGTAGTGTCTCTCTCTGTATTTACTTGTTTCTTACTCATTTTTTATACATTGGTCTTCTTGATAGACAGTTAGGACTGACCAAGTCACTGACTGAATCGGTTATATAGATAATCATCATTATATTTATGATAATATAATTAGTTAAATGCACGAACTACTCCATAGGGAGACCGTCAGGGAGACCCTCGTTCATTCTTTCTCTCTTCGAGTTTTTCTCTTAGTGCCTTGATTTTCTTCTTTATCTCATAGTTAGTAAATTCTAACCACTCAAGTGTGTAGTCTGTTTTCATATTCAGGATGCCTTATTGTAAGACGCCTTTTCTCTATCTATTAACTCTTGCATCTTCTTGGATACAGTTTTCTTCACAGTCTTACACTGATGTATGTCTCTATATTGAGGCATATGCACCCTCTCTCAACCATCTATTCTTCTTAACACGACACTTTGCACTACACGTAGATGCCTTTGACCAATCTATGTGAATATCACAAATGATACATTTATTAATAGGCACAAAGGGTTCAGCTTTTACTTTAATGATAAAGTCCATAGTTATACTCAGTAGTAGTTACCACCTGATGCATATGCATTACGCCTTTCACTTTCACAACCAAGACAAGCTCGGCTACCTGTGCAGTTATGGGTTAACTCAGAAGCTTTCTTAAATTCTTCTAACTTAGTTTGATTCTTTGGGATTTTATTCAACATCTTTTGGTGTTGAAACTTCATTCCCTCATACACCCATTCAACCTTCTGGTCGTGTGTCCAGTTTCTTTGTTCTCTACTCCATCTGAAGTGAGTTCTTGCCATTTCTGAGATTGACTCAGGTGTATAACCTGTTTCCATCTCACATTCTTCTCTGTTTTTCTTCATATCTCTTCCTGATTCTTTATCATAGATGATAAGTTCATCATTTACTGATGAACAATATCTTATTTTATAAGGGTAGGGTCTAAAGTATCTTCTCTTATTTATATATATATAGTTCCACCCCTTTACACAAATACTAGAAAATTTTGAATGATGCAGGGATGTTTAAAAAAAATTGGGGACAAATTTTGAACCCTGTCCCCGCAGGTTATACGAAAGAAAAGAGATTACTTAGCTTCGTCTAGGGCAGATTTAACTTTGCCTTTGACTAAACTTTTCAACTCATCATCCTTTTCGTCCCAAGCTGTAAGAACTACGTTACGTAGTAAGTCGTCTTTTACTTGAGTCTTGAGTGTTTCATCAAGTTTTTCGTAGACTTTTGCCTGAGCTTTTGTTAGATTTTCTTCTAGCAGTGCATCAATTTGAGCATCGTACTTTTTCAAGTACTTGTTCAAAAGTGGCATTACCGCAGCCTTAACAGCAGGATTCGTGTAACACACAAAAGCTACTAAAGCAGCGACGCAACCTAGCAATGCGAGAACCATTGGTTCTTCTAACAAACCACTTTCTTCTACTGTTGCTAGAATATCAGCGGTCATATTGGTATCACCAGCTGTATTATTTGCAGCAGTCTCGTTATTTGTTTCGTTTGCCATATTTTTCCTCGAGGTGGGTGCCATTATGGTCACCCATTATAATATCACTTTTTCTTACTATATATACCTTTTGGTTCACAGGGCTTTTTATAGAAGGCACACCACTTACAAAGGTTCTGGGGCACCAATGGATACTGCTCAATGTCGTCCCCCCTTTTCTTTAATTCGTTGTGTATGCCTTTGATGAGTTCCCGCGCTTCTTCGATAATACCATCGTTAATTGCGACAAAATAACAATCGTCATACCGCAACCAATCAATACCCGCGAATTTTGGGGTTACCCCAGTTTCTTCTTGGTACAATAGGGCATATATTATTAATTGGCGGTAGTAATCATCAGGTAACCAGCTTCCGTATCGCTTACTGGTTTTATAATCAATTATAGAGATATTACCCTCGAAATCTTTTTGGATAACATCGATAATACCCATTATCTTATATTCTTTATTATGGACGCGCATCTCGGCGAATGTTGGTTTAAGTTGTTTAAACGCCATATCTTTAGAACGCGCAACTTTCCAATCCATTAATTCATACAGTTTCTTTTCTACACGGTGGCAGTAATTTACGAGAAGGTCAATAGTTTCCCTTTCCATAACGTCACCATCAATGGCGGGGTTCTTCCATAACCACGGCATTTTTTCTTTACGTTCTGTCCATTTTTTACGGAACTCTAGGATTGCCCATTCTTGCGGTTCGCCGTTTCGCCATCGACTAGGATACTTAAATTCTTTTTCAAATAAATCTTCAAGTATTTCGTGGACTATAGTACCGCGAAAAAGGTGCAACGTAAGTTGGTCGGGTAACTTTTCAATGTACTTGTAGTAAAATTGCCTTGGGCAGTGCAAAAAAGTATTTATCTTAGAAGGGGATAAACGATTAATGCTTGGCGTCCAATCTATATCTTCATCTTTGTTTTCAGTATCAACATTGACAGTGTACGTGAACTCGGAAGAGTCACTTTGAGTTTCTTTCATATTTTTTCAACACATCTAGAATCTATATAAAGGTTTGGTATTACTGCATACGTTAAGCAAAGAAAGCATATGTTAAGGTATTCTAGTACTATATAGTACTGTATAATAGAGCTCCCGGGAAAAACTTTATTAATCATTCCAACCAAGTTAATGGTATGTCTCGTGACGACTATGGTGGTATTAGTGTAATTTCTGATGAAGAAAGGGAAGCACTTGGCCTAGGAGGTAGAAGACCTGATGATGAAGAAGAAGGGGTTTTTGAACAAATAGGAAAAACAGCAGATAAGATTGGTGAGACAAAGTTAGGTAAAAAAATCGGTTCTATACTAACCGTTTTAATTCTTGCAATGTTCGGAAGTGGTACAGCGGATATAGGAATGTTATTAGATTTATGGGGCGACGAAGAAGAAGTGGGACCTATTGGAGGTTGTATGGACCCGGGGGCCATAAATTTTAATCCTAAAGTTACATTCGATAATGGAAGTTGTGCCTTTCCTCCACCTGTAATTTACGGGTGTACTAATCCAGAGGCCGACAACTATAATGCGGCGGCTACCCACGATAATGGCAGATGTCAATTCTTAGGCGGTCCTGTTGATAACGGGACTGGAAACGAAACACAAACAAATGAAACTGTATACGGATGTATGGATTTCGACGCATTGAACTACAACGACCGTGCAGAAGAAGATGACGGGTCGTGCGAATACGAAGAATATGAATGCACACCTAATGCAACTTATTTTTATAACGGATTAGAGTATGGAAACTATTCCAGAGAGTATAATTCATTAAATATTACAGTAGATATCGATACAGACTGTGACCAAGAGGCACTGCCCGTGATGGTAGGATTCGACGTTGGGCACATCAAAGTAGTAGATAACGAAACTGTGTGGAATGGGTATATGTGGAACGATTACTTTTTTAACGTTACAGGTTGGGAAGGTAATGAGTATGTACTTTCATCCGGCCCAGAATGGTTTACTGAACCATACACTGGGTGGTATATGATGTATGTGAATTTGTATGCAGACTGGGGTAGAAACGGCACTTACGAGTATGTAGATTATTTCTTAATAAATAACATTACATTGGAGGAGGAATGAAGGCCAACCAGATGTTGGTTTTAACGAATATGTTAGCGAAAATAATATCAGAATTAGATGATGTCAAGGCAATGATAAAAGAAAGTACATTTGAAGATTTTGTGGGTGAGGAGGAATGACGTGGTTAGGACTACTCGAAATAGCAGCAGTAATAATGGCAATATTAGCTATCATCCTTGCAACGATGATACTTGTAGCATTTGTGCGCCGGATAATCCCGAAGACTATCCCAAAATTAAAAAAAGCAAAAAAGAAGACAGAACAAGTAAAGAAAGAAAGGAGGACTGAATATATGAGTAAAGAAGCAAAAGAAGGAGTGACGTTTAACGACATCTTTATGTTTATGATTGCTGTACCTTTAGTTTTACTCTGGGTTGGGTTTGCAGGGTTCGTTATACACACCGGACTTAACAACTCACAAGTTCTTGAGAACATCGAAGCATACACAACTTTGATAGCTATATTAGGTGGGCCAGCCCTCTTGATTATCAAAGACGCTTTAGATGTTTGGAAACAGGAACAAGCAGAGAAAACCGCGTTCTATAAAGTGAAGGCACAGTCAGTTATCGATTATAACGATGCTGTATTGAAACAAGCTCAAGATATAGAATCTAAACAGCAAGACCAAGAACATAAGATGGAAAGTAAAAAGTGACCGAAACATTTATATGTTGACGTAACGTACTTTTTCTAAGGAGGTCAATTATGACACAATTACACGCAAGAGAGATGCCAGCTCCTAAGAGAGATAGGCACGGAAACCTAATAGAAGAAGCTCCAGCACCTGTTGTTGAGGAGAAAGTAGAAGAAAAGCCAAAAGCAAAGGCACCAGCTAAGAAAGCTGCATCAAAGAAGAAGGCTAAAAAATGAATGATTTCGAAGTAGCCGATTTAGCAGAACAAATAGCAGGGTTACACGAACAGGTAGAATATCTACTAGCTTGTTGTGAAGAATGTGATTCTTGCAAACCTACCAAAAAAGGGAAGAAATAATTATGGCAGAAACCAAAAGAGAATACGAAGAAAGTGTTAGCAAAAGAGATGACCCAAATATGTTATTTTTGGGCGGTCGAGCACCAACCATTAACGTAGATGCTACAGAAGATAAAGCTGCATTTGTGAAAGCACCTGCAACACTATCATCTGGTGGCAATTAAGTAATATGGCAACATCTGTAGTTCAAGGACGAGAGTCAACAGCCAAAGAGTGTATTACAGCTATGAATGCAGCTACTACCGCTTTGACAATTACCAATGTTTATGCCCAAGGGATAGTAAAGGTTGGTTCCGGGGAATACAGATATTATTTTATTTATAATTAATGAAGTGATAAATGGAAGATAAAGTAGAAGAATACGTAGGTAGATTACGAGAGCGCGTTGGAGAAGGAGAATATGAACGTCACAAAGAACTTGTACGACTTTTGGCAAGAAATCTTGTTATTGAAGACTTGCTTTGGGAAGAAATTTCTATATGTATTCGGGATGTTAACGCTAGAACAAAGTTATTGCAACAGAGAAACCAGATTGTACGCGATATTCATACTGAGTTTCGTGCTCTTAATATTGAAATACCTACTTTAGTAGAAGAAAAGACCGAAAACTTTATGAACTTCCTAGGGGAGTTGGAAGAAGATGATACCAGTAGCGAACCAGACGAAAGAGTTTAAAGCCGCTTTAGGTGGAGCTAACAAATTCGATTCGCAAAATCTATCCACTTTTTTTGGAGAAGTCCGTAAAGATGAAAAAAAGATGGAAAAACTAGTAAGAGCTTTCTGTCAAACCTATTTATTAGACAAACAACAGAGACCTTTACGATTAAGACCACTACAAATGGACATTGTAGTTAAATCTTTGACATATCCTGACGGAAATCCGGACAAACACCGAAAATTAGCGATTTTAGCACCTAGAGGTAGTGGAAAATCTTGGGCATTGTCTGTTGCAGCCGTTATTTTTATGTTTTTTAACCGATTTAGGGACCTTGTTTTCGTTTTAGCGCCTACTGAAGACCAGTGCGCCCTGATTTTTGATTATGTACTGCGTCATTTTAGAGATAATGCATTTTTAGACAGTTTAGTTAGTAATTATAAGCTACATAACAAGCCTCATATCAAGATGAAAGGTGGTACAATCCTGCGTAGGGCACCCGTAGCGCCTTCTAACCAAGGACAATCTATTCGGGGACAGCACCCAACACTTTTAATAGTGGATGAGTCACCTTTAATAGCAGACGAGTTGTTTATCGACAACGTTGAACCTGCCATTGTAGCGAATAAGGCGCCGTTTATCAACCTTGGTACACCTAAGAGTAAAGATAATCATATGTACCGATATTTGTATGACGAAGGGTATGAAGATACGTTTAGTCGGTTACACTATACTTGGCGAAATGCGATTGTGAAGGGTGAAGCTTACACTGCTCCTTACGAAGAAGAGGAGATGTTGAATAAAATGACAGAATGGGGTGAAGACTCTATTCACTGGAAAACTGAATATGAATGTGAATTCGTGGAAAGTATATCAAATGTATTTATACCAGAAAATATAAGGAGATGTTTTGACGATTATGAACTCATTACACAGCAAACAGCCGATTCCATTGTCCAGACAGGAAAAAACAATACTGTGGCTGTTGACATTGGCAAATCTGTCAATTCTACTGTTATTAGTGTATGGAGTACTGAAAAATTGGATGACGGCAATATCGCACGACTTATCTATTTGGAAGAAATCGGACCGAAGTCTGGAGGACACGATATTCCTTATCAAAGAGAACGAATTATGTCTGTGGCTGATACCTTTTCTGCTGCTCGTGTTATTATCGACGCGACAGGTATTGGGGGTGCGGTTGAGCAGGATATAAGGGTAGAATGTATTCCAAGAAGTATACATTTCATACCTTTCGTATTTACTGGGGGACCAAGGGGGTCAAAAACTTATGCTTATCGTGATTATGTATCATTTGTGCAAAAAACTGCTATCAGGGTTCCTAGACCCGATTACCAAGAAGGTGAAGCCAAAAAATTAATGTGGAAATGGTATAGAGAACACTGTGATATTGAATATGTTATGGATTCTACTCAAAAAACAGAAAAGATAGCTGCTCCAAACGGAAAACACGACGATTATTGTGATAGTAGCGTTATTGGTGTTCATTCTGCACTTTCGATGTTACCTGCTAGCTCAGCCCTTAGTTCAGTGACCGTTAAAAAGAAGACTAAAACTAGACGCGGAAGACACAGTAGAAGTGCATTAACAACCTCTGGAAGACGCAATTCTAGTTCCGGAAAACGCTATATACGGGGTTTGTGAGCAATAACTTTAAATATTAGACCCGGCTACTTATTATTTGATACCAATGGGTCTTGGTGATAGCATACGCCGTTTATTTGCTGTTACGGGCAGTAATCCTAATACAAAAAAGGATGAACCGCGCAGTTTTGGAGACGGTGTTATAAGAAGATTAAAACTTTCCCACAGTCAGGGACAAAGAAATTACGAACAGCACATAGGTGACAATAGAACTTATATGAATGTTTATCTCGCAGACCCAATTGTACGTTCTTTAATTGACTTACCTTGTCTTTATGCAGTAAAGGATGGTTATGACATTGTTACTGAAGATAAGGAACTTAGAGAAAAAATAGAGAAGATGTTTGTTGATATTAATATTGATATGACAATCTATGGTTGGCTACGAAACGCTCGAATCTTTGGTTCAGGCTATTTGGAATGGACTGGAGACAACCTACTCCTAAGGTCTTCTCAAAATATGTACGTTAAAAGAAACGAACACGGTCAAGTAATGTGGTATTATCAATCCATAGGTGCTGACCAAGAAGATGTTCGTTTTGAACCTGATGAAATAGTAGAATTACAAAATAACCCATTTGATGATTATGCATATGGGCTTTCAGACATACATACTATTTTATACTTAGTAGACCTAAAAGATTATGCAGAGCGTGACATTGGTGCCGCTCTTAATAAATATGCGGTCTCACGTTTCGACATTTCCTGCGGGTTGCCTGATATGCCCTATGGTCCTGATAAGATTAATGAAATTGTTGAAACATTTAATACTTTAGAACCCGGTGAAGATATAATTCACGGTAACGATATTCAAATTAAAGAACTCGAAGGTACTGACCGTGCCTTTGAATATGGTAAATACACAGATGATTTATTAGATAAAATACATATGGCTTTAAAGGTACCCAGAACAATGTGGTCTAACCCTGCTGAGGCAAGACCTATTTTTGAACCTTATGTTAAATATTTACAAAAAGCTGTAGAATCATCAATTAATTCACAACTAATGCCACAACTTGGCGATGCCCGTTTTGTTTTCCGTGCACTTAACTTAGAAGACGCATTTACAAAAGCTAAAACAGATATGATATATCTATCAGAAGGTGTATTAGCTTCTGGAGAAGTAAGAGCTGAAAGAGGTTTAGATAAGGAAGGAATTGTAGAAATGCAACCTACAGAACCTAATGTAAACTTAAGTGGAGGGAAAAATCAAGATAAGACAGAAGAAGGTCGCAGAACAGAACAAAGACTTTCTAAAAATAAATCAGGTAACAAGAGAAAGCAAAGCAACCAGAAAGTTAAGAAAGAAGAGGTTGTGGAGGTAGTTGTATGACGACGTTTGAACGATGTGTATTAGAGTTAGGTCCTCGACTTAAGAAGAGAGGAATAGACAACCCCGATGCTATGGCAAAGGGAATGTGCCTAATGTGGGCAGAAGAGAATGGTGAAGAAAAAGAATTTGGAACTGTTAAAAGCGCTGAGACCCAAAGAAGTTTTGCTATGGATTTCAAATTAGATGTGGAAAAAATTAAACAATCAGATAAGGAAAAAAGAGATGTTTGGGAGTTTCCTATCAAAGCTATTACTTCAGGTCGACACGACTATGAAGTTGATGGCGAAGAACAAAAGGTTTTCATTGAACCAAGTCTTCTTAGAGAAAGTTTAGAAGCTTTCAATGAACTGCCTATATATTACACTCATCAAAGAACGCCTGAAGATTTAATCGGAAAGGCATTTAATCCTCAAATTGAGGAGATGAAAAATGGAAAGGTAGCTGTAACGATGCAGGCTCAAGTATTTGAACCTACAGAAAGAACAGCTGAAGTGATAGAGAAAGTTAAAGGCGGTGACATCACTCACGTCAGTATAGACTGGTTTTCGAAGGATGTCGATGTTATGGGCGATTCTTATGCCACTAACATCAGGCCTGTTGAGGTTTCATTTATAGATAATGAAATAGCAACGCCCGTCTGTGGGGAATGCACGATTGACACGGAATGCGGTACAAAAACTGAAAGGGAGTTTGCAACCAAGGATGATTGCGGTTGTGGAGGACCTTCAGAAGATAAGTGCCAATGTGACCACGACGGTGAACACAAAGAGGTCGATAATATGAGCGAGGAAATAGTAAAAAGCGAATCTGAAAAGATTTTAGAAAGAGAGTTTGCTTCATATAAAAAGCAACTGGAAGAAGTTTCAACCGCCCATAAAGAGTTAGAAGGTAAGTACGAAGAGGCTACTAAACTCGTCGCAGATTTCCAAAAAGCAGAAGAGGAGAGAGCAGTTGTAGAAGCAAAGCGCGTCAAAGACGAACTTGTTGGCAACGTTATCTCTAAAGAACTGTTATTGGGAAGAGTAGACGAGGAAGCAAAAGAATCCCGTACTGAAGAATTAGCTCTATGGGAAGACAACAAACTTTCAGGCTTTATGGAAGCATTAGAGTCTATGGAGGCACCAGAAACCGAAAAAACTTTCGGTAAAGGTATCGCTAAAGATTCAGAAGAAAAGGCCGTAGAGGCCGAACCTGAAGTAGAGAGAATGTTCTCTATGTCAAAAGACGGGAGAATCCGTTTTAATAAGAAATAGGTGATTAAATATGGCAACAGAAATAATTGTAAACGATGGTGGGGCACCAAGCCGCATCTTACCATTTACAGCAAACGAGACTATTGCAGCAGGTGATTATGTAGTTCAAAACACCAATGGACAAATCCAACCAGTAAAAGTGAGTGGAGCCAAAGGTATTGGAGTATCATTAACCGCAGCAACATCCGGTAACGTTGTAAATGTAGTAACAGGGAAGGGAGTATTGTTAAGAACATTTTGTTCAGGAAACATTAACCCCGGAGCAGAAATAGCAGTTCAAGGTGCAGGAATGTACTTAGAAACAGCTACCCCAGTTGTAAAAGGTCAAGGTTCAGTAGTAGGAATCTACGCAGAAACTTCAGCTTTAGCAACAGGTGACGGATTATCTTTAAAGAAGGTGATTCTATAAGGAATAAGTGATTATTATGGTTACAACACAAGAAGGTATACTAACATCCAATAACACAGGTTCATACGCAGCAACAGGCGGTACAGGAGAGAGAGTCCTTATTGATTATAAAGACGCACTCGTGGATTATCGAACAACCGATATCCCTGCAATCAGTTTGTTTTGTGAACGTATGACAACTGACACTGGTGGAGACATAGATATTACATTTGGTCTTCCATCAATGAATATGGAACAGATAGACGAAGGTTCAACACCTAAGTACCAACACACAAAGATGCGCTCTGAGAGAGTATCTGTTAATGAGTGGGGTATTGCAGTAGGTGTAACCCGAAGAATGATTGAGGATTCCCGATTTAACGAAGTTGAATTGGCCCTTAACGAAGCACGCAGAGCAGTAGATAGACATTTAGAAAAGCACGCAATTTATGCTTTACTTGGTCTATACGACTCATCATTGAACACAGGACTTAGTGGTGGCAACATCGGTGTTTGGTCTAAAGAAGGACCAGCAACCGGAGCTATCACTGATTTCTCTACCAACATATATGGTGGTTTCATTGGTGTAAGTGGTACTGTTGATACAGGAAGATTGTACAACTATGGTCTTACCTCTGATACGCAATTAGTAAAAAGTCACTACGTGACCGCTACTGACGCAACAGCAGGTAAACTAAGATTGGCCGATATTACCAACGCAATTGAATTGATTGGAAATATGGGATACAACGCAGATACGATTTTCATATCACCTGCACACTACAGGTCTCTATTAGACTTGGCTGATTTCACAACCGCTATCAATGGCGTTGGTGTAGTCAACCCGGGTCCACGAGATTCTGGTGGTCAAATGGGTATATTCGAAGACACATCCGCTAACGGACTTGTCGGACAAATATACGGTCTAAACGTTTACACAAGTGCTTGGATACCAGCCTCAAGGTTCGGTGTCTTTGATTCTAGTGTCAAACAAATGGCTTACGTCGAAAGACGCCCATTGACTGTAGAAGAAGCAAATCCCGGTTTCGGAATCGTCGGTTCTTATATGTCTATGAGATACGGATTAAAGGTCATTAGACCTGAAACTGGTGTAGTTGTTATAAACACTGCATAAGGAAAGTAATCAGCTCTTAGGAGCACGGTTAACAGTTGGGGGTCTGTATAAAAACCCCCACAATCTTTTTTAACCTACGTAACGTAGGTATATTATAATGCCACTATCAAATCGCTTTGGATTAGCACACGGAAAGAAGAACATTCTACAAAATGTTTCAGGGTCAAACGTATCAAGTTTGGCGTTAAGTGATAATGTATTACAATTAAATCAAACTAACAATGTACCAACAAGAAGTGTAACTCTACCTGTAGTGGGTATTTCTGCGGGAACAAACGTAACAGTTAGTGAATCATCAGGCGTTTACACTATTAATTCTAGCGCTGGTGGTGGTGGAGTTTCATCCCCTCTTACAACAAAGGGAGACATTTGGGTTTTTGGTACAGCTAATACACGTTTAGCTGTAGGAAGTAATGGTCAGGTATTGAAAGCAGATAGTAGTGAAGCTTTAGGATTAAAGTGGGCTGCCTCTACTGATACACCTGCTGGTTCTAATCAGGAAATCCAATATAACAATAATGGTTCGTTTGGTGCTATTGCTACACTTAAATATGACGGTTCTAATATAAACCAAACAGCTGGTAATTTTAATCTTATCCCCGGTGTAGGGAATTCATCAATGAACATTACAGGTTCTTTGAATGTCAGTGGAACTGGCGGAGACAATATTGTATTAAGAAACGATGACGCTACAAGTCCAAAAACTGTTTTAATTAGAAACGACGACGATAACGCTACTATTAGGTGGCAACCTAAAAGTGGGGGAGCTCCCACTTATACCACAACTAGTGGTAATTTCTGGGCAGTAGGCCCATCCCATACAATGGGAAATAACGAACACCTTGTTTACGATTTAGGTAATGAAAGACTAGGTGTAGGTGTTGATGCACCTGCTTACACCTTAGACGTTGGTTCTGGATATGCCAACGCTGCAAGACTCTATTTGAATGAAGCTAACAATTACATAATGGGTGAATCTGATAATATGTATCTTAGGGCTCACAATGATATGTATTTCAATATAGACACACCGGGTGATTCTGTACTTAGACATTTCATATGGAGAGCCAATACTTCTTCTGAATTAATGAGATTAGGAGAAGATGGTATACTTGAAATAAAATCTGGTGGTAAAGTAGGTATAGGCACAGATGCACCTAATTACCCTTTACACGTTATGCAAGGGGGTAATACATACGGAATGTATATGTTTAACAATGGTTCTAAAGGTATTTATTTTGGAGACACTAACAATGACGGTACAGGGTTTGGTAAGATTGGTGGTGTTGGTGGAAGTCTTTTCTTAGGTTCTACACAAGTATATACCTCATTAATTCCTACTTCTGATTCTAGTGCTAATTTGGGGACATCAAGCAGACGTTGGTCTTACTCCCATTTTAGATATGGACAATTTGGATATAGTGACCAAGGTGACGAAAATAGCGGTTCTGGTGGATATGTATTAGGTGTTAGTGGTAATGCTAATAGACATCCGTTTATGGTTAAAGCATATGGAGATGAAGGAGTTTCTAGTTTTATTGTAACCTCTGGTTCTAATGTTGGTGTAGGATTATCTGCACCTGATAAAAAATTCGTTATTAGAACTGGTGGAAGTAGAGACTTTAAATTTTATGATTATGATATGACTTATGAATCTTCGCTTGGTATACGAGCAAAGAACGGTGGATACCTTGGTTTAGTAACAGAAGGGGCTAATGATGTATTTATTTCTACTAACGGATTTTCTAATAAAAGATTAGTTGTAAAATCAGATGGTGATGTAGGTATAGGCACAACTTTACCTAATTATAGATTAGACGTCGTAGGTACAACTCAACTATCAGGTGCAGCTACAATAATAGGTACCACTAACCTAAGAAGTACTACTAATATAACAGGAACTACTACAGTTTATAATGCAGGACGTAGTCAAGTAATCATAGACCCTCAAGTGGGCGCAGCAAGCACCACTTTTCAAGATTCTGGTACCACAAATGGGGCTGCGGGGTATAACCCTAATTTAATAATTAAGCAAGATGGAACTGACGATGGATTGGGTAATTATGGAGATTACCCTACTTTATATTTCTTAAAATACGGACCTACGTCCCTATCTAATCCAGCTGGTGACCCAGTAGGATGGAGAATGGCTTCGTCAGGTGCGGCAGGTGTGGCATCTGCTCCTCAGACCTTAGTCTGGGATTATTCTACAGACCAATCATCATATTCAAACAAATTATCTTTATCTGAAGCGGGAGTATTAACTGCTGCTACCTTTACTGGAGAATTACTAGGAACAATTGCTTCAGATACTACAGCAACTACACAGAGTGCTTCTAATAACTCTACAAAAGTAGCTACAACAGCATATGTTGATGCTGCGGTAACAGCAGGTGGAGGAGGAACGCCCGGTGGTTCTACCACACAAGTTCAGTTTAACGATGGTGGTTCGTTTGGAGGACATTCTGGTTTCGTCTTTGATAAGACTAATAAAAGAGTAGCAATAACATCAACTACCCAAGTCCCTTTTGTCCCTCTACATTTAAAGAGCGAGACGCAGAATACTAACCAACCTAGAGGTATCCAAAATGCGG